CTAAATCTGTAAAGCCTCTAAATGGAGGGCTATTTCTTTGTTCTTATTGGGGTATAAGTGAGCATAGGTTTTCTGCACTTCCTGCACGGTATCCCCTATTCTTTCAGCAATCATATAATCATTATATCCAAGGTCAATTAGCAAGGCTACATGGCTATGCCTGAGGTCGTGAACCCTTATACGCTTAATACCTGTTTTAAGGCTCCCTCGCTTAATTTCACTTGCAAAGAAGTACTTACTTGCTCCTTCAAAGATTCTTTCATCTACAGGGCATTCATACAGCATATCAATGTACTTCTCTAATTTCTTGCATATAGCTTCTGGCATAATAACAACCCTTACACCATTATTGGATTTAGGCGGGCCGATTATTTCCTCACCCTCCACAATCTGCCATGTCTTATCAATATTAATTGTATGTGCTTCTTTATTAAAATCAGCCGGTGTAAGGGCACATAATTCCCCCACCCTCATACCAGACCAGTACAGCAATTCAATTCCTATCTGTGCTCTTGGCTTATCAGCAATCGAAGGTATAAACTTCCTGAATTCCTCTAAGGTCCAAAAATCAATTGAGTTTGTCTTTTTACTCCCCATAGAGCCGGCCGCTTGACAAGGATTCTTACCAAGGTCATAGAAAGTTACGGCATAATTAAATATTGCAGACAGCTTTGAATGAATGGTTCTTAAATATGTATCCTTATACCCCTTTGCCTTTACCGTCTTTTGCCATTCATGAATATCCGTTGCCGTAATTTCATTCATTTTCTTCTCTGCAAAGAAAGGTAATATATGAGTGTTGATAATATTCTTACTGGTTGCTATTGATGATCTCCTATTATCTTTTATATTCAAGGTATACTCATAATATAGCTCTAAAAATGATTTAAACAGCATGTCCATAGAACGAGCATGTTTGTCTAAAAATTCTCTTTCCCATTCAAGAGCATCCTTTTTCTTTTCAAATCCTCTTTTATGTTTCTTCTTTCGTTTACCAGTCCAGTCTGTATAATAAAACTGACTTTCCCACGTAGTCTTACCTTTTTCTTTATTAGCAGACATTAAAATCACCCATTTTACTATATGTATAGTGTTATCAAAACCTTCAGTTATGTATTTTTTTGTCGTATCGTGCTATAATTCACTAAGACTACTTGAGCCAGCATAATATTTCACGATAGCTATCGCCCGGCGTTACTATAATAAATATTGAAAGGACGATTTTATGGCTGAAAACCATATAAATAATCTTCTGCATATTTACAAATCTATGGTATCCACGGGCTTAATCCAAGATGACAACTATACTGATGATGAACTAATTGCCATTTTTAGAGAGCTGCTCAAGGAAAACCCTGTTAGCAGTGATGAATTGAATAAGTAAATCAACTTTTTCATCTGTTAACGTTTCATCAGGCTTAATATAGCCTATCTCTATCAATGCATTGTATAGTTTAAGAATCGCTTCGAACTTCTGGAGCGATTCTTTTTTTATTTCCTGAAGCTCTGCTGAACTCTCTGCATTGCCTAGTAAGTAGTCCGTAGACACGTTAAAATAGGAAGCAACCTTATCTATATGCTTTATATAAGACTTATTTCTTCCTGATTTCCAGTCAGTCACCGCACTACTGGCAAGGCCCAAATCTAATGCAAATTTTTTCTGTTCTATGCCCTTTTCTTTAATTAAAAGAATAATCTTATCTAACGTGTCCATAGTTTCTCCTTAAAAGTATTATAAAGTATAAAAACACACTATTTTATCTAGCCTTACCTTAACATACGCGATCCCTAACAATGTCATCTATATCACACTCCTCAAGATCAATAGTGTTAATCTCCTCCTCTCTTAAATTATACACTCCACTCTCTTTAATTAGTTTTCTACTTAACTCTAATAATTTAAACTCATTGTTAACCTTAAAATCATCATATATCTGTTCTTTAACTGATTCTATTATACTCTCAGTATCATTTTCCTCATCTTCATATTCAGGTATATCTTGAACATACCCATCAACAACACTTTCTGTCCAATCTCTCAATACTTCTTCTACTAAAGACTTCATCACACCTAAGATTGCATCTTGAACGTAATCTTTCATTTTTAAATAATCATAACCTTGATCATCCTTAATTTCTGTTAAAGAAATCAAAGTACCCATATTACCTTTACCTGAAATTTCATATAATTTCTTGATGTACTTTTCATTACTAAGAATTGAACTAAAATCATAATTCAGCTTTAATATATCAACTAAAGCATTTGATTTATCTAGCTGTATATTACTTTCTAAGATTCCTCCAGTTATAGCTTCTTCCATTATCGCTATTACTATGGGTTCTAATTTCTTATCTTCTATCTTAAAATCATACAGTTTTTTTAAATACTTTATATATATACTGCGTTTGATGGAAATCGTCTTTTCTTCATCATTATATATAGTGTAAACACTAGGAAGTACTTTATATTTTAAAAAAGGAATTTCACCATTCTCATCTAAAAACATTAGGTTCTTGATAATATTATTTTTTTCTAAACATTCAATTTGCTCAATGTATACAGCGGATTTCTTAATTTCATTTATTTCTGAAAAAACAAGTTTTTTTATAAGATATTCTCTTATTGATGAATGCTTGAACCTTATATTCTCCCCCCAAAATTCATCTTGTGATACTACAAGTAAAGACTTGATGCATATATGTATATCATTAAGTGATACTCTAGAGTCCGCATTATACTTTTCATAACATTCATCTATTATCGTTTTATTTATAAATCTATCAGGGAAGGAGCAAAGTATATCAAGATATTTTCTAGTGTCTTTATCGAGTGGTTTTATCTCTGTCTCCCATATATCTTCTGGATTCTCCAAAGCTTTCATAATTGTATCTGTATAATCTTTTAATTCCTTATCCACACAATTTTTAATAGCTCTATTGATAACTAGTGGAGTAAAGTTTTGATGTTCGATTATTGTTTGGTAGATTTCATTAGTCCATATATTTTCCTTGTTTAATATCTTTAGTTGCTTTAACAAGTCGTATTCTTTAAAACACCCATAAATTATACATACTCTATCTATATATTCTTCTTCCGTTTTTAGTTCATCTAAATCAAATACTTTTAACCCTTCCATTAAAGTAATTAGCTTGCAATTATTTGTTCTTACACTCTGAAAAATGTTCTTTCTAGAATTAAAAATAAACTTCTTATTTTTATTATTTTTATTAACTTCTATTTCTTTAAGTAATGATTCTAGCCTGTCAAAATATTCTTGAGAAGATTCCGTTTGTGTACTCCCAAATATATCATCAAAAATAAAAATTTCTTTGCTTTTAGTATTTTTCTTTATCTTATCATTAATGTATTTAATATACTCTTCAGTAGAAGGTACACTTTTTATTGTATATTTCTCTTCTTTATTAAAATGATAGGCAAGCATTTTTGATGTTATTGATTTGCCTGACCCCGATAAGCCTATAAATGTCACTATGTTCTCATTTTTCAGTATTTTTCTCGCTTCTTCATATTTTGAAGTATACACATAGTATTCCCCCATGCTCTTTATAGATTCAGGAGGTACGATATTTTTAGTATTTTCAATACTCAAAGATGTTCCAAGTCCAAAAAAATTTAGTGTAAGTTCCTTGAATTTTATTTCCATTCCACGTATGTTCATCTTTTACAGCTCCTCATATTAATTATTTTTTATAACTATTTTAAATAGCAATATTGTTTTTTCTAATCCATTAATTGCTATAAATAATTTTTTTATTTTACAAGTTTAGGTGGAAATGATTCAACTCTGTTAATCTCTATTAACCCATGTTCTTTATTTTTATTGAATAAAAAACGAAAAGTCTGTTCATACTGATTAAAATTTATGTCCTGATACAATATAGTGAAAACTACCCGATCCGCATTACATTCCTCATCTATATCCTCATTTAAAATTTGTCTCATTTCAAAAAAACAATGTGAATTAATATTAACCATACTCTTTTCACTATCAAAAGGAGTCGCATAATAATATTTAGCAATTGCGGTTCTGAATAAAACAAAGGCGTATTCAGATGGCTCCGAAAAGCTTTTAGCTCTTAATTGAATTGCCATTCCATTGCCTTTATTGTTTAAAAAAAGTCTAAAAAGATCATCTTTTTTTTCTTTCGTAATTAGAATTGATTTTTCAAGTTCAAAATATGGCATTATAGAAATTCTATTTATTTCTGTTTGTCTATTCAATTCTTGAACATGGTGCTCCTCCATTAACTTAATGTTTTCTCTGTGCTCCTTTTCTTGATTTTCTACCTGAATTTTAAAGTGGTTTTTATCCTGCTTTAACGTAAAAAAAAGAATTACAAACGAAATTAAAGGACTTAATATCAAAGCTAGGAAATTTATAAAACCGCTGTCATTTAATTGTCTTATAAGTCTTAAAGAAAACGACATCTCCGTCTCCATTCTTTTTTTATATTTATGAAATAAAATACATTACCCCAATATTTAAAGACAGCCACATCTCATTTATCCTTTTCATCATTTAAATGTACCCCTTTTTAATATTTTGAAATATAGGGGCGCATTTCCTAAAACTTCAATACTCTTACTGTCTTTCATAAACACCCTTTTAATCTCCTTATCTTCAATATCTTATAAAAACCCATCTTCTCTATACGTAAAATATGTACAGAAACAACAAAAATAAGCATTATACTTATTTTAATGTTGAAATCAAGTAAATTACTTATTATAATGTCAGATATGAAATTAATTATTAGTTTAGTTAATCTTTAAACTAATTATGCTCTTTGAAAACTAAATAGCCTAATCTTAGGAACTGTAAAGTATCAAGGCTTGTTTAAGTGCGTCAGGTTCTTTGAGGGTATTTATATACTCTAATGTTTCGGCAGGTAAAATTGGCTCATATATAGACAGGCTATCTAAATAACTTAATACGCGATTTAACTTGCCTTTTTCCGTCTTTAAGTTTCTAGCATTGTCTAATATTTTTGCACAACTGTTAAATATATTTTTATTTAAATAAGTATGTATGGGTTTTATATTTTCCCTTAATTGTTGTAAAGGATTTGGAATTATGCCAAATGCAGATTTTGCTACTAAATATTCATCAAGTTCATTTAATGACGCCATAAGCTCAAAGTATTTATCAATAGTAAGCTTAATATCTTCATAATTGTTTAACTCTGAAAAGGCTCCATATAAATACTCTACATAATCATTCAAGCTGTTGTAGGTAAGGCCCCTCATAAGCAATATACACTCTAGCCTTGCTCTATCAAGAGTGTCATGGGATTTTTCATCAGCTAGAAGCAGTTCTATTTGGCATAAGCTTTTATCGTATTTATGCAACTTAAAGAAGTTACGGGCTTGTTTATAAATAATTACATGTTTTTCGTCTTCTCGTTTCCAGAAGAGCCTAAAATATAAAGCTATTACAAATAAAATCCATAATATTGGCCAACTAAAAGCAAGAACAAAAGTAGCAATACAGGCAATAGTAAAAAATTTTCTTACTGAAGAATACTGTCCAAAATATACGCTTGGTACTTTTGAAGGGAATATATTCTCCACGAATAAATTAAACTCCCTGTTTTCTGCTAATTGCCTTTCTCTTTCTTCCCGCATTCTAAGATTATCAGCCATTACCCTTTCATGCTCAGCTTGGCTGATATGTGTTTTTGGTGTAGGAGAACTATAGCGCTTTTTAGATGAATTATTGTGCTTTTTAGATGAATTATTACTTACAGCTGAATACGAAAGACCTGTTCCCGGTAGTCCAACAGTTGCAGTTCGCCTACCACTAGAATTTATAGTATACTTGGCGCCTTTGCCGCCAACTGTTAAGCCTACGCTTTTCTTGTTTAGGTTAATTTTTACCCCAGGAGCTATTTTTATGCTTTTTCTGAACCTAAAACCCATAATAAAGCCTCCTTAGAAATTAAATATGTGCAAGATATTTCATCTGGTTATCTTCGGGTTGTCTGTTCTGCCTAATAAGTAATCAACTGAAACATTATAGTAGTCTGCTATCTTGGCAACTGTATCAACCTTTGGCAATTGACCTTTAAGCAGATTATCAACATAGTTTCTAACACCACAGTTTGTTAAAAGCTTATGCCTGCTTATGTTACGTTCACTTGCCATTGTGTCAATTATTTGTATCATTATTTGAGAATCTAACAAGCAATCACCTCAATAATTGTTAATTATCACGAATTCCGTTACTTAATGAAATTTGTATTTACTTCCGTTAATTAACGTCATATAATAACACTATACTAATTAATGAATTAGTTCGCACCTTGATAACTGCATAGTATAGTGATTGTTTCTTAAGTACCTCGTAAAATTTAATTAAATAAAATTTCAACAAAGGAGACCGCACATGAAAAATAAAAATGTTCTAATCCCTGAGTTAGTTGAGCTGAACAGCGCAATAGCCAATCAAACATTAACCTTATTATCAGAAACCTATATGAAACACAGGGACAAGCCCAACACAATTGTGTCCTTCACCGGTGAATTATCGTTCAACTATACAGTTAAAGACCCAGAGGGCAACACAGAAGTCATAACCACAGAATCCCTTATACGGTCATAATGCAATCTAATTCTTTAATGATTTGCAGTATGCAATTCCCCGCTCTGTTAAAGTTACTATAACTGTATATTGATTATGATCATCTGTATTAGGCACTGATTCAAAGATTTCAAAGTCTGCACCTACATAGTCATAATTTTTCAGTTCACGGACACGCTCTAGAAATGAATCATACTCAGATTTATCTTTAAAACTAAAACTAACTTGTTCTTCTGGCTCTAAATCATCATTGTAAACTCTCAATAAAACTTCGACTAATCTTTCATCCATAATAAAAACACCCCTAATTATTTATTTACTTCCGGTTTGTCAGTACGACCAAGCAAGTAATCAACAGAGATGTCAAGGTAATCAGCTATTTTAGCTAATTTATCAGAAGCTGGAACAGTGTTATACCGTTTCATATCTGACAGAAGGCTTTGGTTAAAACCTAATTCTGTAAGCATTAGGTTAGTTTTTAAGCCCTTTAAATCTAATACCATAAGTATGTTTTTCCTTATACTTTGTGCAGAATACAAATTTATCACCCTACTGCAAGCATGCCTAAATTTATCAAGGGTTCAACATCTAAGCCTAGCTTTATAGACATTGCTAAGCGCCTTCCTTTTAACAATAGATAATTACTTACCTTTTTTAGAGCGTTTGAATTCTACTAAATAAACAATCTCCTGTTTATCTTCATTTGATAAATCAGAGATATTAATAATATCAGGCAAATCTTGGCCCTGTTCATTAGTAATAGGGGGAGCTAGCAAAAAGTAGTCTATAGGCACGCCGAAATAATTAGCTAGTTTAATAATCATTGTGCCTGAGGGAGTTATCCTTCCTTTTTTCCACTCAGTAAAATTATTAGGACTAATGCCAATTGCTTTAGCAACTTCTTTAAACGTTAAATTTTTATTTTCTAATAGTTCAAAAATTTTATCAATATCATACATGCTAAACACCCTTAAGTACACAGAATTTATATATTATCAACAAAAACACATTTTAATGTGACTTATGGTTTACTAATACATTTAAATGTGTTAAATTATCACTATACTAATCAGTTAACTAATCAATCTACAAGGAGTTGGTATAGTGAATAGATCGGAGCTTATAACCGAAGCAATACTCGACCACTTTGGCAGTGGCGTAAAAATTTACAGTTCCAAAGATATTTTAGATGCCGCCGGCATAGATGAAGAAAAAGCTAAAGAAATACAGCATCAACTAAGCCGAACCATAAAACAGAACATTCGCCTTCAAAACAGTTAAATTTAAATTATCTCTAAAATATCAGTTATAGGAAATCGCTAAATAAATTAGTTAACTAATTAAATACAACATAATTCTATCTCAATTTACTAAATATTACAAGTTCTATAAATACCAATTCAAGCCCTTTTTTATTAAGGGCTAAAGCTAAAGGAGGTCCTAATGTGAACAAAAAAGATGATTTTTACTATAATGTCCGCAGAAAACTGGACGAGCGAGATATGCAGCAGAAAGAACTTGCCTCTTTGCTTGGCATAACCCCTGCTTTTGTAAGCAGTATCTTAACAGGTAAATGCGGCAGGAAAGCAAGGGTTACTTATATCCCCAAAGTAGCCAATATTCTTGGCATTGCCGAACTTCCGGCAGATGTAAAAAAACATATATCTTCCTAATATCTAATCTTACAGGAAGGGGGGTGATATGAATATGGGTAAAAAGCCTACGAAAGCCGCCAACAACGTGTATTGTATAACACGATTAGAGGCCGCATCGTCCAATGAATTGCTTTCTAGCAGAGAAGGCGCCGCAGAAATAACCGGCATTGACAGAACCAGGATAGCCAATATCGAACTTGGAAACATAGTGCCATATCCAGAGGAAGTACAACTTATGTCTGATGCATATAACGCCCCAGAGCTTCTACATTGGCACTGCTTACATAACTGCCCTATCGGAAAGCATACGGTAACACAAGTCGAAGTTAAAGAGATATTTCAGCTTACGGTTCAGCTATGCAATACATTAAAAGATGCCCCTTTTGCAAAGGAAGAATTACTTGATATCGTGGCCGATGGACATATAACTTGTGATGAAAAGCCACGAATGGAAGAAATTATCAAGGTTTTAGATGATATAGGCAAACAGGCAGCTTCTCTTAAATTATGGGTACAGAAAAATATTTAATAATAGTTACATAAAAGGAGGATTTATGAGCCTTTATTACAAAGTAACAGATGTAATGGACCTTATGGAGTGCAGTGACAGTACAGCCTACAGAGTCATTAAGGAGCTGAACACTGAATTGAACGCCAAAGGCATTATAACCTTAAGCGGCAAAATAAATAAAAAGTACTTTCATCAGCGCTATGATGTTCCTGAAAAACAGGTTCCTCAGAAAAGCTTAAAAATAGCAAAGTAGAAAGGAGGATTAAATGCAAACGGACTGGATAGCAATAGTAGGTCTGATTTTCATAGATATACTCATAGTCAAAAAGCTCCCATTAAAAAGAAAAAATATAAAAGGAGGATTTTACAATGAATGATTTAGAACTGCTAGAACGGGAATTGTTTTTAAACGGCACACTATGCGAGGTATGTGAAAAGCTTATGCCTGATTTAGTACCTAATGAAGGAAAAGTACTTAAAACACCGCCTGGACACAGGAGAAGGTGTGAGGATTGCGAGGAGGAAATAAATGAATAAATTTAAAAAATATTGCCCTAATGTATGGGTGGCGGAATGCGATGACGAGTACGAAAAGGGAGAAATTATCGAACTGGAAACTAAACACGGCAAAACAGTAGAGTGCGAAGTTTATAATCTAGTTGGCAAAAATAGCGAAAAACATTTTTACTCTATTGTGAGAGTTGAAGAGCAAACATATGCTCAAAGAAAGGCAGAGCGATATAACAACAGTGCTGTAAACCATACAGCTAAAAGCGAAAGTTATTACAATGCTTCGCAAGAGGGTAAGGATTTTTTAGCTTTAGGAGAACCTATAAAGGTTGGGCATCACAGTGAAAAAAGACATAGAGCTTTAATTGAACGAAACTGGAATCGCATGGGTAAAAGTGTAGAATTTGCAGAAAAGGCAAAGGAAGCCGAACGCAAAGCAGAATATTGGGAAAATAAAGCAGATGAAATCACGCTTGCCATGCCAGAAAGCTTTGAATATTTTTCGAATCAACTCGAAAAGGCAATTGCCTATCACGAGGGTTTAAAAAACGGAACAATAGTAAGAGACTATTCTTATTCTCTTGCTTACGCAAATAAAGAAGTAAAAGAGTTAAAGAAAAAGGTTGAAATTGCAACATTACTATGGGGAAACAAGGCAATTAATTATGAGCAATAAAAAAATCCCCTTAAAAAGCCTGCCAGCTAACGGGGATTTTCAAAAACAAATCACTTTGATTTTATATCAATTTTAGGAGGTATGCAAGTATGGATTGTAAAAACAATACTTTAACCATAGAACAGTGCTGCAAAGATTATGCAGCTTCTAATATAGTTCGTGAAATTCGCTCTGGAAAAGTCTCAAAAGAATATAGGGAGGGTGAAGAATAATGTATGTAAAATGCAGGTTTTTAGATAGTTCCAACGCTCCCAAAGGCAGGGAATATACATACGGCTCCTTAGATAGCCTTGAAAAAGGCGATTTTGTTGAAACGGAAGAAGGGAAAAAGCTTATTGTTACTTCCTCAAATGTTCCATCTGAAGAAGGTGAAAAGTGGGGTAATCTCCTATCCAGTGTTAAAAAATGCAAAGAAGCTAATGCTTCTCTTTCCATAAAAGAACCTGAGCTTATTGATATTGAAGATAAGGAGGTTTATATAGATGAAACTAATTAGCCTTGAAATAGAAAACTTTAAAGGTATTAGATCCCTAAAAATAGAGCCTTCCGGTAATGACTATACTATCTATGGCGATAACGCAACAGGGAAAACCTCTATTATAGATGCTTTCACGTGGCTTTTGTTTGACAAAGACAGCTCCGACCGTAAAGATTTTAATATAAAGCCCCTGAATTCTATCGGAGAAGTTTTAAATCATGGTTCTGAAACGACAGTTGCGGCCGTAATTCTCCATAATGGCGAGGAAACGGAATACTGCAAAACCTACTTTGAAAAATGGACAAAGAAAAAGGGCTCTTCCAATCCGGAATTTGACGGCCATTCCACTGAATACTACATAGATAATCTGCCTGTGAAGAAAAAGGATTATGACAATAGCGTCAACACCCTTTGCAGCAGAGACATTTTCAAAATGCTTACCAACCCCTTATATTTCTGCCAGACCATCAGCTGGCAGGACCGCCGCAAAATCCTTTTTGAGATTTGCGGCGGGGATATTTCCGAAAGCTCTATTTTAGAATCAGATAGCAAGTTCCAACCTTTACTCGAAGGCAAGGGAAAACATACAGTATCAGATTATAAAACTATTTGTACTTCTTCCAGAAGCAAAACCAATAAAGAGCTTGAAAATATCCCAGTAAGAATCTCGGAGCTCCATAATCAACTTCAGGAAGTAAATATAAATCCAGACACAGAACAGGAAGAAATAAATAGGCTTAACAATTTGCTTCTTCCTTTAGAAAGTGAACTTCAAAGAATTTTGAACGGCCAGCAGTTACAGGCAATGGAAAATAAAATTAGTTTTAATAAAAATGCTCTTTCAGAACTTGACCATAAAAACCATGAGTTTCAATTTTCTCAGAGAGAGGCCTACGATAAAAAATTGGCAGAAGCCACAGCTACGGATAGAGATAAACTCACGGAGCTTGCTGTCCGGGAGACTTCTTTAGAGAAAAGTATAAGCCTTGCTGAAATGGAGCTTTCCCAGCTTCACAGCAAGAGAAACAGACTCCTTGAAGCATACAAAGAGATCAATTCTAGGGAGTGGGATAGTTCAAAGGAGATATGCCCCACCTGTAAGCAAAGCCTGCCGGCTAATGAGATTGAAGAAATTCGCAATAGATTCCATCAGGAAAAATCCGAATCCTTATCTCGAAATATTGCCGAGGGCAAAGAGACAACTGAAAAAATAAATTCTCTTACTGCTCTTTTAGAAAATGAAAAGTCAAACCTCTTTATCATTGAAAAAGGTATAAAGGACGTTCAAGAAAAGCTTGGAAAGGCTTCCGGAAAACCCTTTGAGCCTTCTAACATGCCAGGATATGAGAAAGACAGGAAAGCTATTCTTGCTGAAATATCCGACCTTGAAAATAGCCTTTCCGATGTTCGTAATAATCAGAACGCCGAAGCAGAAAAAGTTCGTTTAAGGATAGAGCCTGTAAAAGAACAAATAAGGGCCCATGAAAAAAATATCCTAATTCATGATCAACAGAAGGGCATTCAAAAAAGGATTTCAGAGCTTGAAGCTAACAGGCTTACCCTCAACGAAGCTCTTGAAGAACTGGACATGCTTATTTTCCTCTGTGATGAATTTATAAAGGCAAAGGTTTCAGCTATTGAGGAAAGCATCAATTCTAAATTTGACAAGGCAAGATTCAAGCTCTTTGATGTTCAGATAAATGGCGGTATTAGTGAAGTATGTGAAGTTACATATAACGGCGTTCCTTTTGCAGACCTTAATAATGCCGCAAAGATAAATACCGGCATTGATGTCATTAATACCCTTGGAAAGCATTATAACTTTGACGCACCTATATTTATAGACAACGCAGAAAGTGTTACTAGACTATACGAAACGCCTTCCCAGGTAATCAGGCTTGTAGTATCGGAAAATGACAAATCATTAAGATGTGAATTAGCATAGGAGGTAGTTTAAATGAGTGAAAGTACTCTATCTGTAATTCAAAAAACTGTTGTAGATGTTGTAGGAAAGAAAATAAATGAGCTTCAAAGAAGCCAAGAGATATATCTCCCAGCTGATTATTCACCACAAAACGCTATGAAATCTGCTTGGCTTATTCTTCAGGAAGTAAAAGACCGTACTGGAAAGCCGGCTCTGGAAGTTTGCTCGAAAAACAGTATCGCCAACGCCTTACTGTCAATGGTTATACAAGGCTTAGACCCTAATAAGAATCAGTGTTACTTTATCCCTTATGGTGACAAACTTACCCTATCCCGCTCCTATTTCGGTTCTATGGCGGTAGCTAAAAGAGTAAATCCCGAAATAGAAGAATTCTACCCCGAAGTAGTATATGAAGATGATGAATTTGAGTATGAAAAGTTAAGAGGGGTGACCCGTATCGTTTCCCATAAGCAGAAGCTTTCCAATATTAACAAGTCTAAAATAATTGCTGCTTATTGTATCGTCCTATATCGTGACGGCTCTGAGAAAACCGAAATAATGACTATTGACCAGATACATCAATCTTGGAGACAAAGCAAAATGAATGTATTTGAAGATAACGGAAAAGTAAAAAATTCTTCCGTGCATGGTAAATTTACTGAAGAAATGTGCAAGAAAACCGTTGTAAACAGAACATGCAAAGGCATTATAAATTCCAGTAACGATAGCAGTCTTCTATCTCAGATAGCACAGAAAACTGAATCAGACATAGCCAAGGCCGAGACACAGGCTGAAATAACGAATAACGCAAATAACGAGATTATTGACCTTGACGAATCAGGATTCCATGAAATTAAGGAAGAAAACACTTCCCCTGCTCCTGAAAATATATCACCACCGAATCAAACTCCTGATACTCATAGCGAAAAAAGTAACGAAAGTCTACCGTACTAAAATGGATATACGAATCATAGCAAGCGGTTCCAAGGGGAATTGCTACATAATATCAGATGGCAGGACAAGCCTTATGCTTGAATGCGGCATAAGCTATAAGGACATTCAAAAGGCACTTAATTTCAACTTGAAAGGAATATCTGCCTGCCTTATATCCCATGAGCATAAGGACCATTCCAGAGCCGCAGAGGACATTTTAAAAAGAGGTATCCCCATTTATACATCAAGGGGTACCACCAAGGCCTTGGGGGTAGTAAACTACCTCCTGCGGCCTATAGAAAACAAAACGATTCTTTCCGTTGGAAGCTTTGATATTATGCCTTTTGATTTACGTCATGATTGTGCAGAGCCTTTCGGATACTTAATAAAAAGCAGTCTAACAGCAGAAAAGCTAGTGTTTATAACAGATACCTTTTACTGCCCTTATAAATTTAAGGGGCTTACACACATTATGATTGAGTGTAACTATATAGATTACCTAACTGAAGGAACCAATGCGGAGCTTTTAAAAAGGCTCTATAAGTCTCATATGAGCCTTGAATCCTGCCTAGATTTTCTAAAGGCAAATGACCTAAGTAAAGTAAAAGAAATAATTCTGCTTCATCTTTCAGATGAGCGGTCCGATGAAAAAAAGATTTTGGAAGCAGTACAGAAAGAGACTGGTAAATATGTACGTGTGGCCGGTTCAAACGAACATAAGGGGTGATAAGATGGCAAGGCCTGTAAAGCAAGGGATTGAATATTACCCCATAAATATAAGTTTTTTAAGGGATATAAAAATCAGGAAAATCATGAAGGCCTGTGGGGCCAGTTCTATATCGGTACTACTCAGCCTGCTTTCTAATATCTACGGTGACGAAGGGTATTATGTTGTGTGGGACAGCGAGTTATCTTTTCTAATTGCTGACGAAGTTGGGATTAGCGAGGGTGCAGTAACCGAAGTAGTAAACAAGGCTGTACAGGTAAATTTCTTTGATAAGAGGCTCTTTGATGCTTATAAGATTCTTTCCTCAAAAGGTATACAGGAGCGATACTTACAGGCAGTGGAGCGGAGAAAACAAGTTGAGATTATAAAGGAATTTTTACTTATTTCAGGTAAAAGCTTTATAAATGTCAACATTAATTTAATTAATGTCTGCAATAACTCGGTAAATGTATGCAGAAGTACACAAAGTAAAGTAAAGGAAAGTAAAGAAAAGAATAAAGAGATATATAGTCCGGCAGAACCGCCGGACGAGCCCGCGCCGCCTGAAAAGATTGATTATGGTTTTTTCATGGAGCAATTCAATGCTTTGCCTAGCTTTCCGAAGATCAGAACAATGACTGATAAGCGTAAAAAGAGCCTTAAGACTTTGCTGAATCAGTATTCTCAGGAGGATATTGTGATGGGGTTCCAGAAAGCCGAAAGCTCTGATTTCCTAAGCGGACGCACTGGCAAATGGTCTGGCTGTAGTTTTGACTGGATTATTAGTTTTAATAATTTTGTCAAGCTCCTAGAAGGCAACTATGACAATAAGCCTTCTGTAGGTGCTGTAGGTGAAAAAGCTATACCCCAGCGGCCAAACAAGTTCGCAAACTTTCAGCAACGTAAAAGGGATTATGAAAAGCTTGAAAAGATGGAGACAGAACTGCTTATGCAAAGCGTGGAAGGTATTTCAAACAACCATAATTCATAACCAAATATCCCTTTTTAACGCTTATATGTGACAAAGCTTTCAAGAGAGGATGATTTATATTGACTACAGATTTATTTATTCGGGTTTATGACTGGATATTTAAGGTCGTATCTGCTGAAAATAAGGGGAGAAACCAGTGAAGAAAAAAGCATTAACGGATTATGAAAGATGGGAAATATGGAATATCATTTTAAATGCAGTAAGGAAGGAAAAAGGTCTTCCCGTAGTTACAACCCCTAACCCTTATCCCCTATCAAAAACTAAGAAAGAGTGATTATTTTATGGGTTGGAATACATATGCCAACAGAGGCAGCGCCCTAGAACAATTAATAAGTATAGCCAATATGCAATATTGCAGCCGCGGAATTGCCCGTATAGATAAAATACCTACACCGGGTAACGTACACGGGGGGTATTACAAGGATAAAAGTACCGTAGACTTCACAGGTGTTTTAAAAGGCGGAAAAGCAATTGCCTTTGACTGTAAGGAAACCGCCCTGAAAAACCTTCCTCTTAAAAATATCCATTCCCACCAAATTGAATATATGAAAGATATTACTAATTTAGGTGGACATGCCTTTATCATTATACATTTTAAAAGTATTGACCAGTATTTCAGGCTTAATTTTGATACACTACTTGGCTTCTGGACCTCATGGAAAAAAGAAAACGGCCGAGCCAGTATCCCAATGGATGCCCCCATGGTAAAGGTCGCAAAAGAAGATAAAATCGTTCTCCATTATTTAAAAGACCTGATATAGAAAGGTGGTAATTACACAATGCTAAAGCATATAAAAATAGTTGATATTGAAACCGGTGAAATTGATTTTGATTCAGAGGTAAGAGGCGGCTATAGCCTGCAATACAGTAAAGGAGAAGACTCGGGGCGCCTTCATATTCTTGGTCGTATCGAAAACGGAAAGTATGGTAAAAAACATTGGATAAAAAATTGGGCCTATTATGATACTCTTGTAAAGATAATAAATCTTCATTCTGAGCAGCTGGCAAAAATAAATCCCAATAGAATACTATTTCTTGAAGATATAAATTATGAGCCTGAATCCTCTGAAAAAATAGACTGGGCCTTCCGTATTAAAAAAGCACCCAAAGACCTGACTGAAACCTGGGGATATTTATATATAATCGAATCCAGACTTTACTGGGTTGAGCGCCTTTCTGATGAAAATATAGCTGCCAGAATATTCAGGTGTCTAAAGCGTATAGATGGCATGGGAGATTTAAAAGATTACGATATTATGGACTTTGAAGAAACATATTCAGAATTCGGTACAGGCTGGCTTGTAAATCCCCATAGGCAGGTTGCAGATATACTTGATAAAGACTTTCAATGGTCTATTGTACGTAAGTCCAAGTCACAAATAAGTATCGTAGACTATATGAGTGACAAGGAAAAAGAGGCGATATAAATATGATGAATCGCAGTAAAATTGATTGGTGTGATTTCTCATGGAATCCCATTTCGGGCTGTTTGCATGGTTGCCCCTACTGCTATGCAAATAAACAGGCAAAAAGGTTTTGCGGTGACGTTCGACTTAATAAGAACTCCCATCAGCTCCGACATGCAGGTGATTTATGGGTATTAGAAAAACCTTTCTACAACGTTAATGGCAAAGTTATCCCTATGCCTGTTGGCTTTGAACCTACCTTTCACCGGTACCGGCTATCCATGCCGCATGAAAAGAAGTTGCCGGCCAATATCTTTGTCGGGAGTATGGCTGATGTATTCGGGGAATGGGTACCAGATAAATGGATACTAGAAGTCTTTAAGGCCTGCGAAGCGGCCCCACAGCATAGGTACTTGTTTCTAACTAAAAATCCTAAAAGATATGTAGAGTTACTCAGCTTAGATTATATACCTTTATTAAAAAACTTTTGGTTTGGCTACACAGTTACAGGGCGTGAAGATGATCTCTTGATATATAATTCGGTTCACAACAGTTTTATTTCTATCGAACCTATCGTAAAGCCAATATCATGTGAATGGTTAGTAAAGGCACTACCGCATACTGATTGGGTTATCATTGGCGCCGAAAGCGGCATTCGCAGGAATAAGGTTATCCCCGAACGCGAGTGGATAGGAAACATTGTAGAAGCCTGTCAAGCAAATAATATTCCTGTATTTATGAAAAGCAGTATAAAAGAGCTTATGGGTGATAAATTTATTCAGGAATATCCTAAGGGATTAGAACCCCAGCATCCACCCTTACCGAAGCATCGGGTATTTGTAAAAAGCGTTCGGGATAAAAAGAAATGCAGACAATGTGGTATTGATTTACAGGGAAAACCTGCAACACGTATGGGCGGAAGATACTACCTTTGCCCTATATGTTTAAAGGAGGCCGAATGTGACTAAGCAGCAAAGGCAAAATATATACATGAAATATAACGGTCATTGTGCCTACTGCGGTAAAAGTATAGCCTTAAAAGATATGCAAGTAGATCACATTATTCCCAAAAGACAAGGTGGGAAAGATGCCGTTGAAAATTATAATCCCAGCTGTCGCAGATGTAACCATTACAAGAGAGCTTTGGACCTAGAGAGCTTCAGGAAATACATATCTACTTTACATGAGCGAATTATAAAGGATTATATCGTTAAAGTAGGCATCGACTTCGGAATAGTTGAAATAAGACCATTTAACGGTAAATTCTATTTTGAAAATATAAAGAACAATTAACTACATAAAAAAGGGGCTTTCGCCCCCACAAACCCTAATAGCATTATATGTTAAATATTCATTAATGTAAAGGGGGCGAAAGCTTTGAATATATCTCATGAAATTATAAATACAACTGAGGATAAGATAAAAAGCTATTACAGACAGCAGGCCGAAATGGAACGCCTCAAGCATCGGCTTGATTTGCTCTACAGACACAAAGAAGATATTCAAAACGATATTGATACAAGTAATATCTCCCTTAATTATAGCATCAAAGGCATTAATTATGATAAAGACCGAGTTCAGACCTCTGTTCTTTCAAGTATTCAGGAAGATGAAATTGAAAGGGCATTTATAAGGCTTGAAAAACAGCTTGAAAATGTGGATATTGAAATTCTTGAAGTAAAACTCTCTATAAGAGAGCTTGAGAGAAAGATAAGCGATACCGAATTTATTATTAACAAACTTAACGATGATGCAAGGGACTTTATTCGATTACGCTATAAAGAACATAAATCGTTAAGACAGATAAGTATTCGGCTTAATGCTTCTGAAGCTACAATGTGGCGTTTACGCGAAGCTGTATTATATGATATTTCAAAATGGATTTGTGCCTACTTTTAAAAGCGTGAAAGAAAAGTGAATGGTTTATGAATGAAAAACGAAAGAAAAATGAATGAATGTTGAGAGGTTTTCGCCTTAACATGATGATATAATTTGTATTGTAAAAATTTATAGCTTCTACCCCCTTTAAGAGCCGAAAGGCTCTTTTTTCATTTGAAAGCCAGGTGTTAATGTTGGAAAGAGTAAAAGTAATAGATTTTATTACATGCAATACATGCTTAAAAAGGCTGAAACAATTTAAAGGTGCTTTAAGAAACTCTTTTATTCAGGAACGTGAACTTCTTCCTCGATGTAAAGGCTGTAAAGCATTAATAAAAGACAGGTGATTAAATTTGAAAACTGAAATAAGGGTAATCCCCATTTTTGAAATGAACATTGCTGAATACAACCCCAGAAAAACATTAAGAAAAGAGGATCCAGAGTATGAAAAATTAGAACGTTCTATAGATGAGTTTGGCTACCTACAGCTAATTGTATGGAATGAAGCTACCGGTAATGTTGTTAGTGGGAATCAAAAGATTCAGATTTTTATTGATAAAGGCATATCCGAAGCAGAGGCCATCGTCATATGTGAACCAGACCTGCTAAAAGAAAAGACCATTAATATTGCCCTGAATAACAGAAATATATCCAGCCAATGGGATTCAGATAAATTAAAAAATATCCTTGATGAATTACTTATCAGTGACATCGATATTACCCTAACAGGATTTGAAATTCCTGAGATTGAACTTATCACAATAGAAAACGAGGTGTTTGCTAATACACCTGAAATTGATCTTATAAAGGAATATCAAGAACCGGAAAAGCAAAACTTGAAATGTCCTCATTGCGGTCATATAGATAGCAAAGAAAGGTATTTAAAGGCATGAAAGTATTTCTTTCATCTTTGGAAACAGGCTCTACTGAATATATTATATCCCATGTAGGACAAATGAATTGGAACCTATGCAGCTACTATTACATACGAAACCAAATAAATACCTTCCGCCTTATTCTTAACCACTCCACGCAGATGCTTATTGACAGTGGTGCCCATTCGTTCCAAAAAGGGAAAAAGGTTGACTGGGAGAAATATACACATAAATATGCTGAGTTTATAAGGAAAAACGATTGTTCCAAAATACTGGGCTACTTTGAAATGGACGTGGATAACATCATCGGCTATGACAATGTTCTAAAGCTTAGAAGAATCCTTTCTTTATCCACTGACAAAGTTATCCCTGTATGGCATAAAAATAGAGGCATTGAAGCGTATCAAAAAATGTGTCATGACTATAAAGGCCGCATTATTGCAATTACAGGGTTTAAGAATGAAGACATACAAGACGAACAGTACCCCCTTTTCCTTAAATACGCATGGGAACATGGCTGTAAAGTTCATTGCCTTGGGATGACCAGAAAGAAAATTCTTGATACAGTACCTTTTGACTTTGTAGATAGCAGCTCATGGCGGCAATCAGCAATATATGGGAAGCTTGGTAACAGAAAAGTAAACAGAGCGTTCTCAAGCAATAATCGCCACAGGCATATGTACTACGCCTATCTTGAAGGAATGAAAACGCAGGCTCATTATTACAACAAATGGAGATAATCAAATGAGAATTAAAGACGTTACAAAACAGGGCATAATCGCCGCTCTTTATACTGTAATTAGTATTACCCTTGCTCCCATCAGTTTTGGAGCGATTCAATTTAGAGTTGCGGAAATGCTTATGCCTCTCCCCTACTATAATAAGAAAAACAGAATCGGAATTACATTAGGTTGCTTAATATCAAACTTATTTAGCCCCATGGGGATTGCAGATATTATATTCGGTACAACAGCGACTTTCCTCGCATGTACACTTATATCTAAACTTGATAATAAAAGGCTTGTAGGCATTATTGCGGCATTAATCAATGGGCTCGTGGTCGGTGCTGAATTGCATTTGATACTAGGCCTCCCCCTACTCTTTTCATGTATCACTGTTGCTGTCGGGGAATTGATAGTGGTACAAATAGGTTCTCTTATTATGGGGGAAATGGAAAAATGTACAACATTGGCACAATTCTTTATATCGTAGAAAGCTTCTCCCTAGGTTCAAACATAAACGCTCTCCGAGGTGGTGGTGATATGTAGTGAGTGATAAAAGACCTCTTTACAAACAAGCCCATAAGGATTATATAAAAGGTCTTAGCAATAAAGAGATAGCCCAAAAGTATCAAGTATCTGAAAGTACCGTCCGGTCTTGGAAAAACAGATACTGGTCAAAAGAAGTGTTGCAACAAGCATCAGGAAACGTTGCAACAAAAAACAAGAATGTTGCAACAGGAAAAAAGCTTAAAAGGGGTGCTCAGCCTAATAATAAAAATGCCGTTGGAAACTCCGGTGGCGGAGCTCCTAAAGGAAATAAAAATAATTGGAAGCACGGCATCTATGAAAAGCTCCTGTTTGAAACTCTCTCTGATGAAGAAAAAGAGCTTCTGCTTGATTTGGATATCGATGAGGAAAAAGAGCTTAAAATGACACTGAGGCTTTATGATACCAAGATAATACGCCTTAACCAGCTTATTAAGAATACTATGGAAAGGGCTTCAAATATTAATATAGGCGGCATCTCAAAAAAAGAAGAATACGACAGTGAGAAGCTTATATCAAAATCTATAACCACAGATACAATATCCTCTTCGGACTTAATCCTTCGGTATGAAAAGGAAATACAGATATATACCAGGCAGAAGGTTCGCTGTCTTGAAACCCTGATTAAATTAGGCTATGACAGATACAAACTGGAACTTGACCTCATAAAAACACAAGCATTGGTTAAATCTAGCGATACCCCAGAGCAAAACAGCTCAAACTTTATAGAAGCTTTGCAAGATGCCGCATCAGGAGAGTGGTCAGATGATTAATTCCTTTGAGCATTTTTCCGTGAAAGTACATGCCCTTAAAGGACAGTTTGATAACAGTAGACGATTATTAATAGCCCGAAACAAGCAAACGGTCTTCCGCTTCGCCCCTTTCAGCTCAAAGCAACGTAAGATATTGACTTGGTGGCAGGATAATACCCCTGTAAAAGATAAGGACGGCATTATAGCCGATGGGGCTATACGTTCAGGAAAGACCATTTCCATGTCTTTAAGCTTTGGTCTATGGGCTATGCATAATTTTAATAATCAGAAGTTTCTTATATGTGGTAAAACCATAGGCTCGTTAAGGCGTAATGTTATATCCGACTGGGCCAAAATCATGAAGTCCTTAGGCTACTCCTTAAAGGAAGTTAGAAACGAAAACCTTGTTATAATATCCAAAGGGGAAGCAGTAAATGAATTTTACCTATTCGGCGGCCGTGATGAAAGAAGTCAGGACCTTGTTCAGGGTATAACTGCCGCCGGCGTATTTTTCGATGAAGTTGCTCTTATGCCTGAAAGCTTTGTAAATCAGGCTACGGCCCGTTGTTCCATTACCGGCTCCAAGTTCTGGTTTAACTGCAACCCAGAAGGACCCTTGCACTGGTTTAAGGTAAACTGGATAAATAAAATAAAAGGCATTGACCCTACGGCCGTATTTACAGATGAACACCCAGCGAAAAACTTGATTTATCTTCACTTTACTATGGATGATAATTTAAGTCTTGCTGAAGAAATCAAGGAACGTTATCGAACCCAGTGGACAGGCGTCTTTTATGAACGCTATATAAAGGGCTTTTGGAGCGTTGCTTCTGGCGTTGTATACGATATGTTCAATATGGACCTTCATGTTCTAAAAGGCGATACAGGACACATTACAGGTCAGCGTTATATCTCTATAGACTACGGAACAATTAACCCCATGGTATTTCTTGATATTATATATGACGGTAAAAAGGTGTACGTTCTCCGTGAATACTATTATAACAGCCGAGAAGAACAGAAACAGAAAACGGATAAAGAGTATGCTGATGATTTAAAGGATTTTATAGGGCAAAATTCTATCCGAACAATAATCATAGACCCTTCGGCTGCAAGCTTTAAAGCTGAAATGAAAAGTAAGGGTATACGTAAAGTCACCGATGCCAATAACACCGTTCTTGACGGAATCAGAATGGTGGGAACCATGCTGAACCTGGAATCTCTATATATCCATGAAAGCTGCACCAATACCATAAATGAGTTTCATAATTATATGTGGAATGAGAAGTCTGCTGAAAGAGGTGTCGAAGAGCCTGTGAAGCAATCAGACCATGCCATGGACGCATTAAGATACTTCGTAAGTACGATTCTAAACGGAAGGAGGTTTACAAGACGTGGGTAGACGGTCAAACAGAAAGAGACTACAAAATAAAACGAAGGATAGCTTTTCCAATCCTCTTGCAAGGCTTGGGGCTGGTACGCCAAATATCCTTGAAAGTACCATGTACACGAGGACCCATATTACCAGTGATATTGATAAGCTAAATGTCTTGTATCGAGAACACTGGCTTATCAGTAAAATTATCAATATGATTCCTGAGGATATGATTAAAAACTGGTACCGGCTTGATATCCAGTTAGAGCCAGACTCCCTAAAGAAAATACGTAGACTTGAAAGGCTAACCAATCTTAGGTCAAGGATACTGGAAGGTTTGCAATGGGGTCGGCTTTACGGCGGAGCCGCTGGGGTTATTATTATTGACGGTCAGGAAGATATGCTGGATGAACCCTTGGAACTTGATGACATTATGCCTGACAGCTTCTTAGGATTGTTAATACTAGATAGATATAGTGGTGTCAGCCCCGATAATGAATTAGTTACTGATTTTCGCAGTTCTGAATTCGGATTGCCTAAGTATTATACGATACAATCCCCTGCCCTTGATTCCGGCCAGCGAATACACCATTCAAGAATTGTACGCTTTACCGGAAGAGAACTACCCTATATAGAAAAGATTTCCGAAATGTACTGGGGTGCCAGTGAAGTTGAACACGTTTTTGATGAGCTGAAAAAGCGAGATAATACAAGTTGGAATATTGCTTCTTTAATTTTCAGGGCTAATATTGATGTCTTTAAACTAAAAGGCATGGAAGAAATCGGCATCATGGATACTGAGGCCATGAAAGAGCTATATGACACCTTAACGTATATGAACTGGATGAAAAATAACCAAGGTCTGCAATTAATTGGTCAGGAAGACGCTCTGGAATCCCACCAGTTTACATTTGCCGGCCTTTCTGATGTTATGGAGTTATTTATGATGGATTTATCCGGAGCCTGTGAAATTCCTGCAACAAAGTTATTCGGACGTTCTCCTGATGGGATGAATGCCACCGGCGAGAGTGATATGCAAAATTATTACGATAGCATAGAGCAAAAGCAGGAAAGCGATATCCGCCCTATTTTGAATAAACTCCTTCCTATCATGTGCATGAGTCTCTTTGGGAAGGTTCCCGAGGATTTGGAGTTTTCATTTAATCCTTGCAGACGGCCTACAGAAGAAGAAAAGAAGAACCTTGCCCAGCAGGTAGCTACTGCCGTTGTTGGTGTCTATAACTCTGGGATAATAAGCCAGAAAACGGCTTTAAGAGAATTAAAGCAATCCTCTGATATGACAGGCTTATGGAATACCATCACAGATGAAGATATTGCCAAAGCCGATGATAATACTGACGCTGATGGTGAACTTCTCACCGAGGAAATGGAAAACGCTCTGTACAATAATCAGCCGAATTCTAATGAAACTCATACCTACCCGAATATGTAAATGCTATTTTATTGGTGATGCCTATGAATAATTCAAATGATTGGAAAGTAAAAAACAGGATAAGACAGCAGTATGAAAGAGAGCTTAAATCCCTTACGAATCAAATCTTTAGGCACATAGAAAATACGAAGGACCCTAAAGAGATTATTCGTATACTATCCCATATGAGCAACAGCAAAAGCTTTCAAAGGCTGTGTGAGGAAAAAGCCTTTAAAATGGTTACGGCTGTAAATAAAGCGACCTATAAATCGTGGCGTGAAGCTGCTTTAAATAATACTAAAGGTAAGAAGCTATATGAAGCATTGCTTTACCAAGTAAGAAATAGTAGCTTGGAATCTTCCATAGCAACCCAAATACAAATAAATGCTGGATATATCAGAACACTTCCTACCAATATAGCATTTAAAGTTACAGAATTTATAAACTCCGAATCCGGCAAAGGCATGAGGGCAAGCGAACTTGCAGAATACATAAAGTCCGTATTTCCCGAAAAATCAAAAGCAAACGCTGCCTTAATTGCCAGAACGGAAGTAAGTAAATCCCAGACAGCCCTTACACAGGCACGTGCTGAAGCTCTTGGCCTTAACTGGTATATCTGGCGCACTTCCGAAGATAGCCGTGTAAGAAGCTCTCATGACTTCATGGAAGGTGTTCTTGTAAGATGGAGTGACCCTCCCAATCCTGAACTGCTTGACCCTGATTTCAAAGGTAAAAAAACATACGGAAAATATCACGCTGGGAATATTTTTAATTGTAGGTGTTTTCCTGAGCCTGTAGTGGATATAGATGATATTACGTTTCCTTGTAGGGTGTATTTTAATGGTAAGATACAGAATATGACAAGAAATGAGTTTTTGGCACTTGCTTAATATATATTCCTATGGTAAAATATTCCTAAAATTTTAGGAGCAAATTGTATGCAAAACTTTATTAAAGAACTTTTTTTATTTATTCCTGGTTTTTTTGCATTCCTTATATTTTTTCTATACGTTTTAAAATCTTACACAAGATATCAACAGACAGGAAATAAAAAAAAATTAATAAGCTTCTTTGGTAGCAAGATTAAAAAGATCGGTTCAATGTTAAAACTTCTATTTTTTAAAGATTCTGCAACAAAAGCATTTACAGTTATTACATTTATAGGACTTCTTCTTTTGGCTTTTTTTATTGTGTATGTTAGAGTAACTTATCATCTTAATATTCTTTGGGAATATGATAATGAATTGGGCGTCAAAATTTTTCTTACCTCTATAGCAATGATTCTCGTTGGTATTGGTTGCATATTAGTCAACTATATCTCTGATTTTTTTAATATTTTTAATGGGAGATATATGTATACATGTTGCATAAGTTTACTTACATTCCTGTTCTTTTTATACCCATCCCATGAATCTAAGTATTATGGGTCTCTTCTTATTTTTTTTATATTTATGGATTCTCTCTCCTATATTATGATGTTGATTAGCATTGTGCAAAATAATGATCTTATTAAAAGTGATTGTGGTAGGACAAATTTAAATCTATATTCAAAACTTTTCATTTTAAGTTTTTTTAGTTTGATTGGAACTATATCCTATTCAATGTTAACGTATTTAATTATATATTTTCCAGAAGAAGTCAATCCATTACAGATAAGAGAGTTACTAATAAATTCTATGTTCACTCTTATTCCTAATGGGACCCCCCCAGCGTTGTCAATTAAATTTCAAGGCGGTCAAAAAATTATACTCGAGCTTTTAAAATGTATATATAAACTCATTTTTACCACAACATTTGTAAGTTTTATCTTTAATCTCAATTTCAGAGATCTGTTACTCCCCCCAAAAAACAATCAGAAAACCGCTGAAAAAGAATAGAAAAAAGACGACAATATGCCACTATCTCAAAAAAATAAATATAAGATAGAAATACACAGCCCCTCTGGGCTGTTTTTTATTGCCAAAATACTTCTTACCCGAAAGGGGGTGAAACCATTAGAACTTTAGACGGCAAAACAAAGACGGCTTATTTTGGTAGCCGAATAAGCGAAAACATGAAAATGACTCCCGAAGGCTTCCTCATTTGCTACAACGTACCCATCGCCCGAACAGGAATGCAGGAGTATCTTGGTTCTGAAATCGGCATCGATGATGAAACCGGAAAGCTATTTAAAGTAACCCGCATAGAGGAAGAAGTCTTTTCCCTTGCTACACTGGCAAGCTTTGAGGGAAAGCCTATTACCAATGACCACCCCTCAGAAGATGTTGTGCCTGATAACTATGCCTATTATTCCAAAGGCCATGCCACAAACATTCGCCGTGGTGAGGGCAAATACAACGATACTGTTATGGCGGACCTGATTATTTGTGAAAAGCAGGCTATTGAAGATGTTATGAACGGCAAGAGGGAAATATCCTGCGGTTATGAGTGTATTTATGAAATAACCGAAAGCGGAGAAATTTATCAAAGCAATATCCGGGGTAATCATATTGCTATTGTTGACAGGGGCAGAGCCGGCCCAAGAGTAAGTATAAAAGATACACAGCCCAAAAACGAAAGGAGCAGGAAATATATGAAAGCTAAGAAGAGAAACAATATTATTGCAAAGATTTTAGGTCTTACAGCAAACGACGCTGACCCCGATACCCTTGCAGACATCATCGAATCCGTAACGGAATTACAGAACACAGACAGTGAGGAAGAAACAACTGAGACTCCCAAAGACAGTTCCCCTTCCCCTTCTGCCAACGGCGAAGAAAAGGCATCCGACAGTAACGGCGTCACAATTGATTCAGAGACAGCAACTAAGCTTATTGATTCAATAAACGCTTTAAATGACAGCATTGCCTCTTTATTTAAAAAAGAGGATAATGACCCTCTTAAAGCTCTTGAAGATGAACTAAGCGAGGAAAAAGTAAGTGCCCCTGTTGAAGAAATTGATGAGGAACCCACAGCTGATGAAGACACTACTGAAGATGAAGAAGTTCAGACAGACAGCGAAGCTGTTGCAAATAATGACAGCCTTCTTAATGTTATCCGCACTATCAAGCCTTATATTAACAGCATTAAGGACCAGAAAGAAAGAAAAAAGGTTGCTGACTCCTTAACAAAGGCGGTCCGCCAGATTAAAGGAAAATCTTCAATGCCTGTAAAAGACGGGTATCGAGCTGTTATGGAAGCAAAAGCCGCATCTGCAATGGATAAGGCCAGAAAGAGTGAACGCGTAGACATGGACTATCAGAATCAGCAGTCCGTATACGATAAATTAAATCCCCATAAAGGAGGCAAATAATTATGAGTGGAAAAACGATAGGTAAATCTTTAAATTATGGATACGCCGGCAATTACGCCAGGCAACCAGATATGATAATAGGAAGCTTTCAGGTTGATGAAGACAGTCGCCCAATTAAATTTGGTGAGCCTGTCTTTTTAAATGCAGATGGTACTATATCAGCTTTTGAAGATGGCGGCACAGCTGAAACCTTTGTAGGGGTTGCTTCAAGCGAAGTAAAGTCTGTCTTTGACTACAACAGTATGGAAGGTGTTTATGGCCCTGAACAGCTTGCATCGGTAATGCAGAGGGGTGCCATTAGTGTTTTATGTAACGTAGGAAACCCTAAGATTGGCGGCAAGGTATATATACGTGTAACCGATAATCCCAGCGTTATAGGTTCGGTTCCTGGTGGTTTTGAGGCTCAGGCAGACGGCGACAACACAATTGAAATTAAAAACTGCGTATGGCGTACAGATAAAGACGGCAATAACATTGCTGAACTCCTTATCCGTACTATCAATTATGTATAATCAGGAGGGCTAGCATGAAAAATATAGGAACAGTCACCGGGGGTATTGTAAGCTCTAATAGCTTTAGAGTAAATGATACCATACCAAACGTTACACGTATGAGTGATGCCGCAATAGCGACCGGAAATGCAAATCTTGTTTCAGAACTTGAAAAAAGAGACCAGTTAGTTAGAAATCCCCTAACCTCTCTTACCTACCATAGAGATATACCGATAAAAGTTGGCGGCGGTTGGGTCGATACCATTTCTGTTTTAAGCTCTGATTATGCGGTGTCAGGTGGTTCAGGAGCTTCTCTTGCCTCTTCAAGCGGTTCGAACACCTCTAGAATCATTCAGGCGAATTTCGATAAAGAATCTTTCTCCGCTCATGTCTTTGATATAGCACTGCGTATAAACTTTGTTAATATGCAACGTTCTAAAGTTACAGGCCGCTCCTTAGATGCCCTCTTAACGGATGGTATAAGGCTTGCCTATGATAAGCACATGGAAGAGAATGTTTACATAGGTATGCTCGGTAACCCGGGTATTTTAAACAATCCTGTAGTGATTGCTTCCGGTGCTTCTACAGGTACAGGCGGCGGCACTACTTTTGCAAGCAAAACAGCAGATGAAATATTGCAGGATATCAACACACTCATTATAGAGACGTGGAATCAGGCTGAAAATGACTTATCTGCAATGCCAAACCATATTATTATGCCTTATAATCAATATAATGATTTGGCCACAAGGAAGGTTTCCCCTATTGCCGAGAAGACAATTTTGACCTTTATTGAGGAAAATAATATCGCTTCAAAAAACGGCGGCAATTTGGTTATAGCAGCCACAAGCTACTGCAGAGGCGCAGGGGTTGGCGGCAGTGACCGTATGGCCTGCTATGTACATAATGATAAATATATCGCCGTTGAAGAGCTTGTCCCCCTGTACCGTTCTATGACAGCGCCAAATATAGAAGCTAAGTCTTTTGACAGCTTATATATGGCAAATCTCTCTCAGGTAGAGTTTTTCTATAACCAGACAATGCGTTACTTAGATGGTATTTAGGAGGTATATATATGTTCATCAACTGCAAAAAAGCGCTTGAATTTACGAACCCTGAAGGTGGGAAGTTCACTGTACCTCAGAATTACATAGGTAGTGTCCCTAATTGGGTAACCAAAACATGGCTTTATAAAGCTGCCTGTTCCGACGGCACAATTACCTTCATTGGCTCACCTCAAAATGAGCAAGATAGCGAAGATGAAGAATTGACTGAACTCAGAGAGCTTGCAAAAGAGCTGGGTATAAAAAATTTCCAGAACATGAAGAAAAATACTCTTCAAAAGAAAATTGAAGAGGCCCAGAAGAATAAAAAAAACGAAGATAAAAAAGAGATGCCTGAAAATGGGCAAGTCAATTCCGGAGATGGAAATAGTAATTCTGAAGTCACTCCCTAAACCGAATAGACAATAACCCTTTCTGGAGGGATTTATAGTGAATATACAAAGAATTATCTCTAAGGCTTCAAATATAAAAGGTGGGGAAAACCCACCTTTTACTGTGGATAATTTTAAAGCTCTTTATCCCCATTTTTTCGATGAAGATACCTGTAAAATTCCTGTCGGTGCTTTAAATAACTTTATAAAAATGGCTGATGGTGCTGTTAAAAAATCAAGGTATAAAAGTGTGTGGGAAATGTGTATGGGTTTATTTATAGCACACCATGTAACCCTGTATATGCAAAGCATGGTGGTAATTCCAAACGCTGATAACAGCGCAATTGCCGCCGCCGGACAAGCAAAGGGCCTTATATCTTCAAAATCTGTTGACGGTGTTTCAATAGCCTACGATTATTCTCAAACTCTATCCGATTTAAACGGATGGGGCAGCTGGAAATCCACCACTTACGGCGTCCAGTTCGCTTCATATGCTCGAATATATAATATGGGCGGTATGTATATTCCTTAGGAGAATGATATGTTTGAGTTTATTTCAGATGTTATAGCAAAAGATGATGCAAGTAAAAAGGTATATGAGGCTCTTCAGGAGTTAGAGCGTTTGCAGGCTTTGGTGGGAATACCCGAAGATAAATCGCCTAGAAAAAAAGGGGATGTTACTAACGCCCAGCTTTTATATATCCATACAAATGGCTCTGATATTAATAAAATCCCTGCACGCCCTGTTATTGAGCCGGCCATAAAAGATAGCAAGGAAGAAATATCCAAGCATATTAAAGAAGCTAGCCAAAGGGCTTTAGCCGGTGATATTGCTGGTATGAGAAATAGTTATGAGAAAGCCGGTCTTAAAGGTGAAAACGCTGCCAGAGATTGGTTTACAAACCCCAAAAATAACTGGAAGGACGTCAAACAGGAAACTATTAACCATCGCAAGAAAAAGATGTCAAAAAAACAACTAGAAAACGCCATAGGTAATGAAAACGCCCATAGACCTCTTATAGATACTGGTGAACTAAGAAAGTCTATAACTCATGTTGTAAGAGAGAAGGATTAAGATGGAAATACGAGACTTAATGTTTGACCCTGATTTTGCTGACTTTTATAAAATAAAGCGACGTAAAGTTATATGGATAAAAGGCAGGCCACAGGTAATCGATGAAAGTATTCTAAACTTCTATGGTCCTGTACAACCAGCATCTCCCAGAGAAATAGAACAATTTCCTGAAGGCGACCGTCAAAAAGGCATTGTTAAGTTTTTCTGCTCCCCTCCCAATATGATTTATATTACAGACATCAAAGATTCAGATAAAGAAGAAGATGTCACCGTCTTATCCGATGAAATTCTTTATCAGGGCTATAGATATAAAGTTCTGCAATCTGCCTATTGGGGAAGATATGGTTATATCAGAGCCTTTGGATATTGTATAGGGGTTGATTCTAATGGCTGAGATTATTAAGACTATTGAGGAAATAGAGGATATATTTAGGGTTCTTGTATTGAATATATTAAAACTGGATCCAAGTAAAAGCCACAAGAGAATTCGTTTCCCCTGGGGCTCTAATTTAAAATACAGCGGAAATACTACGCCTTATTGGAATAGGGATGATGATGTGTGCACCATTACCCTACTACCCCAAGATGATTCTTACAATAGGAATCGTGACAGGAAGTATATAGATAAGGGCGGCAGAGATTTAATACAGGTTGAAGAACATACAGACGTGCATCATGTTCTCTTTGCCAACTATGGCCCAAACGCCTATGAATGTTCCAGAGACATAAGAGACGGCCTTTTTCGAGAAGATGCAAGGCGATATCTTAAACAAAATAATTTTTCTCTTGTTACGGATGTTCCTTCTATATTACGTGTTCCGGAATTAGTAAATGGCGAATGGTGGAACAGAGTCGATTGTTCCGCTGTTTTCAACGAATATGTACGTCGTGAAACTCCTATAAACGCCATAGAAGAAATAAATATTAAAGCAATTGAAATCAGCCAGTCTAAAGAAATTATTAATGAATCTATAATAAAAAATAATGATTAAGTAAGAAAGGAGACGATATAATGGCTACTCTGCCTTTAGATGATATTGTAAATATCATTGTTAATCTCTCGCCTAGGTCCGCAATCAGAAAAGGATTTAACTTAGGGCTTATAATTGGCCCAAGTGATGTTATAAGTTCTAGTGATAGAGTAAAGATATATAGCGGATTAGATGCCATGTCCGAAGATGGATTCACGGACAATATGCCTGAATATATGGCTGCAAGCTTGTATTTCAGCCAATCTAAAAAGCCTTCAAGAGTTGCAATAGGCAGGCACGTAAAAATCGAAGGTCTGTCTGAAATAGATATTATCGCAGTAAACACAGATGCAGATAAATTCAAAATTGAAATCAGTTCGGAATTAGGTTATGGAAATAAATATGTTTACAAGACCGCCTCCACTTCAATTGCTTTACCCGAATATGGTAAAGAACTTTCTTCCGGCTGGACAGAAGTTGCAAACAATGAAGAAATAACAGCTACCGAAGGCCATTTAATAATGGTCTGTGAAGTTGATGCAAACAATAAAGCATTAAAAGCTGGGAAGGCTACAGTCGGCGGTGAAGGTATTCCTTTAGGTCTTCCTAAAGGTGAAACCGTTGTGGAAGCTGTAAGAGCTTGCAGAAGTAAAAACACGGATTGGTATGCTATGACCTATTGTGGAGCAAATATCGAGGACATAAAAAATATAGCAAGGTACATAGAAACTGCTACCCCCTCTTCCGTTTATTTTTTCACTTCAAATCAATCTGAAGCTTTAAATAGTTTGGATAATGTATTTAGTTATCTTAAAGGATTAAATTTAATGCGCTCTTTAGGGCAATATTCCCTTACTGCTGATGCAGTATCCGGAATTATGGGTTATGCTATGGGTGCTAATACAAAGACCTCTAACAGCGCCTATACATTAATGCATAAAAGTGTTACAGGCATTTCACCTGATGATTTGAGTGCTACTCAAGTAGATTATCTTACAAAATCAAATGCAAACTATTATGTAAGCCGTGGCTCTGGCGGGGATTATACCTTATTTGAAAACGGCGTCATGGCAAACGGCACATGGTTTGATGAGGTTATTAATCTTGATATGCTTGTTAATGATATGCAGCTTGCAATATTTGACTTATTAAAAAGCCGTCCTAAAATTGCACAAACAGAAGCCGGCATGAATGATATAAAGCTGGCCATTAAACCTGCTCTTAACAAAATGAGGCTTGTAGGTTTTATTGCGCCGGGCAAATGGAACGGGCCTGATATATGGCTAACCGAAGATTACTGTCCTTTAGCAACTGGAGACATGCTTTCCGACGGATATCTGATATTATCAGAGCCAATAGATAATCAAAGTCAAGCCGACAGAGACGCAAGAAAAGCGCCTAATATTTATACCCCTATTAAGCTTGCAGGTGCTATTCATACGGTGCTTGTGCAAATTGATGTCAATAGATAATGAGGTGATAAAATGTACAGTACATACGGATTTGAAGATTTATCAGTAGTTATATCTCATAAAGCTATGGGACAGCTCACCTTACAGGGAGCCGGTGTAGGAACAATTACATTCGCAAAGTCCAACGACGTTTCAACCCATGATGTTGCTGCCGATGGCTCTGTAATGACCTCTAAAATCAAAGTAAGGAATGGCACTGTTGCTATTACGGTTCAACAGACCTCTGATGCTCACAGTTGGTTTACGAAGCTTTTTAATTATCTGGAATCGGCGCCTACCAGAGAATGGACCGGAACTTCATTGATGGCCACGTCTTCTGATATGAAAGTGACTCATGAATGTTCCTATATGTCTCCCCAGAAGCAGCCAGATAAAGCATATCAGCAGCAAGGCCAGCAAATAACATGGACATTCTTAGCCGCTGATATGAAAGAGTATTAGGAATATCAGCTATAAAAAGCTAATAGAGAAAATGAGTTATACCGGTAACTTTTCTTCAAGGTCTTTCCATAGAATTTCCCAGTTATAGTTGGGATTTTCTAAGATAATAGTTTCAATTGGCAAAGATTTGATAATTTCCAGTTCTATGCTTTTTCGTTTTTCTAAACTTTGAATGACACCATCGAAGCCTTTAATTGCATGTAATTTTCCATAAGGTGTATTTTCTGTATAGTGAATGAAACCATCAATCCATGCACCATGCTCAAAAACTCGTTGACTGGCTATGCGCTGAATAGTCTCTTTCACATCTGGCTGAGAAAGATAGATCATGACTGGAGATAGTTCTATAACTGTATGTATGAGTGTATTGAAGTACTGCTTCATCACTTCGATGTCTGCAAGCTGTAAAAGCAATAATTCTGATACATGATTTTGCAGAAAAGCACATTCAAACACAGTAATTTCATCTTTTGGCTTTGCCTGCTCACAAAAAGCACTCCACCTTTTGCGGTGTAAAGTTTCAAAAACTTCAAACGGCACACGGTTGTCATATACCTCATGAGATTCCATGTCTTTGAAGAATGCCTTATTTTCAGTCTTTACCTGAGTATATGAAACGATAGCATAATCATCTTCAATATGGGTATTCTTATCAATCTCGTCACGAAAACTCTCATAGGGTGCCAAAACGCTGTCAAGGATTTCAACAGGAATGCATGCATTCCAGGCAAGGTCTGCTGGATGAAACCCGCCTTCATTGTATAGAGTGGTTTTCAAGCCACCTTTAGTATAGAAATCAAATATCCGTTTGGCAAAGGTGGATTTTCCCGACCCGGGTATGCCTTCAACGAGGATTAATTTATTTTTCAAGGCTTTTCATTCCTTCCTTCGGACTTGTTACACCAATTATCCCACATCAATTATAGGATAACAAGTTTTTATACGATATCCTTGCAAAAATACCATAAATATATTTTAGGAGGTGATATAAATGGATAACTTTAAAATAATAGAGATTGAAGAACTTTCGCCTGCTAACGAGGAAAACATCAGAGGCTTATCCTATCGAAAGTTTAAGATAAAGAAACTAAGTGCAAAGGCAAGTATTAAAACACTTAAGCTTCTTATTGCTAAAATAGTTCCTGTCTTTGACCAGTTTGCGGCAATATTTATGGCAGATGGGGAAACAGATATAAGCTTTGAGAACCTTATGGAAAATATAAGTTTTGAAAAACTTGCCGTAGCTCTGGATTTAATATCTGATGAGGATTTGGATAAGCTTATTGACGTGGCATTAAAGCACTGTTTTGAAATACTGCCTGCCAATGAAGCGCAGGTTCTACAAAATAACGGCACCTTCGGAGTTCCAGACATAGAAGACGACGCTGTACTGGTTATTAGACTAACCGTAGAAGCGTTGTTTTTTAGTTTTCAGGGTTTTTTCGGAGAAAGCCGCTTGGGTTCAGTTCTGAAACCTTTGGGGGCTTTATTCACGCAAGAGCAGTAAATGTTGATGAATACTTGTTTGTTCCTGTAATGCATAATCTCTGGAAACAGCATGAGTTATGGGACGGAACCTATACGTTAGACGATTTACTAGACATCATAGAGATGTTAGAAGTTAAGGCAGAAAATGAACGTCGGGCAGATGAATACCAAAAATCTATTTCAGGCAGAAGCTAAATATTGATAATTTTTCCTTATTATGATACTCTTACTACAAGGTAACGGTAAATAGAGCGGTTTAGCCTTCTTCTTTTTGGGAAGGAGGTGGTGTAATGAGTACATACGAGGCAGTATCACTTATGATAAGCTTTGCAACTCTCATTATATTGGTCCTCAAATTTAGGACAAAAAAATAAACCCCCTGTTTTAGCCGACTGTGGGTTTATTTTTTTATAAATCTTAGAGGCTAGCCGCAATATTTGCGGTTACCTGTTACCTATCTATATTATAACATATTTATTTATATTTTCAATAGATACTAAAAAGCTTATAGAATATCTGTAGGCTTTTTTTATTTGTTTATAAGGCGGTGAACCATGGGAGCAGAATTATTAAAAGAGTATCTAATATCATTAGGCGTAAAAGATAATGTATCTGATAAATTAAAGCAGATATTTTCAAGTACAGAGCGTGATACAAAAGTTTTTGCAAAAAACTTCGCTATTGCCGGTACCGCTGTAGGCGGTATGCTTGTTGCTGCCAATACCGCCATAGCTAAATTCCTAGTTAATTTAAAAAACAATAGCAATGAAGTTAAGAAGCTTGCCAAGGAAACCGGAAAAACGGAAGCTGAAGTTTTTAAGCTTAAAACTACATTAAACGCAATGGGTAAAACCATGGACGAAATTAAGGGAAATGCTTCCCTCGAAAAAGTATTTAAGCAGTTACAAGAAGATGCAGACAAGATGAAACCTCCTGATTTTTCCTAGGGACTTGAACAGGTAGAAAGTTTAGGCCTTGAATTTACAAGATTTAAACAATCAGGAATGTATGCTGTCCAGTGGATAGGGCACTATCTATTAAAATATCTTTATCAGCCGATGGAAAAAGCCAAGCAGATGTTTAAAAGCTTCAACGATATTTTTATTAATAGTATCCCTAAATGGGCTGAAAAAATAGGAAGCTTTATGGCCTCTTTTGTAAACATTGGCCTTTCAGTAATTCGGCTTATTGGAACCATTTTTAATGCAATAAAAAAGATATTTGATATGATACCGAAGGAACTTAAAATTGTTGGCTCTGCCATTGCAGCTTTAGCCATGTTCATTCGAGCCGGCCCCATCGGGAAGCTCATTATGATTATAACGGCTGCCCTACTCTTACTAGAAGATTTCTATGTTTATTTAGACGGCGGTAATGCTCTTCTTGGCGATGTGTGGCAAAAGCTTATTGATATATGGGGTACGTTAAGGGATAATGGCACAATAGATAAATTTAAAAAGGGCTTTCAAAATGCTCTCGAATTAATTAAAGACAAGCTTATTGATGCTAAAAATTATATTATTGCACTTTATAATAATATTAAAGATAGTGGCGCAATTGAAAATTTTAAAGAAGCTTTTGAAAAAGCCGGAAATGCCATAAAAAGAATATTTGAAGCTGTTAAGACAATCGTTATGCTAATAACAAATGGAATAACGGATATGAGCGGAAGTATTTCAGATTTTATTGTTTGGCTATTCAAAGAAATTCCAAGGGTAATAGGTTTAATTTCTGATATAGCTGGTACTGTTGCAGATGCTATTTCTTGGTTCTTACAACTCACGGGAGTGAAAGAAGTTATTCTAGGTGTTATTACCTCATTAGGTTTGTGGACGGCTGCACAGTGGCTTCTAAACGCTGCTATGGCGGTAAACCCCATTGCGTGGATTATTGCAGGTATAATTGCTCTTATTACTGCTATTTATCTTTTAGTTAAGAATTGGGACAAGATAAAGGAATCATTCATTAAAGTATGGGATAAAATTAAAGAAGTCTTTTCACTGGTTCCCGAATGGTTTAAAGAAAAATTTAACGCTGCGAAAGAAAAAATAGTTTCTGTATTTTCTAATATTGGCGGTTGGTTTGAAAAAAAATTTAATGAAATACAAAATAGTGTAAAAAGCATTCCTTCAAAACTCGGTAGTAAATTTAAAGAAGCAAGGGAAAGCATTCAGAAAAATTTTGGTCCCGCCCTATCCTTCTTTAAAAACACATGGAAAAATATAAAAGAAACTTATGCTAACAGCGATAGCTTCTTTGGCCGCACATTTGCAGCTGCAATGATAGCCATAGAAATGTATTTTGGCGTTATTGTTGACTGGTTTAAAATGATATGGGAAAATATACAGCTTGTTTTTTCTGCTGTAAAGGCGGTTTTATCAGGAGACTTTCAAGGAGCATACGACGCTATTATAAAAATATGGTTAAATATTATCAACTTTTTTAAAAGCATCATAGATAGAATAAAGTTGGTTTTTGCTCCTATTGTTGATTGGTTTAAAGACAAAGCCAAAAATATTGCTGATAAATTCTCTTCTCTTCCTAACGATATTAAAAATAAATTTCTTGATGTTGTAGATAAAATCAAAGAGGCCTTCTCGCCTATAGTTGACTGGTTCAAAGAAAAAATTGGAACTATTACCGGCTTTTTCGGAGGTATCGGTGATAAAGTAAAGGGATTTTTCAGTGAAAATACTTCTCCAGCAGATGATTTAACCGGTCATTCAAACGGCGGTATTTTTGATAAGGCACACATTGCCCATGTATCAGAAGATAATCAGCCTGAAGCTATAATCCCTTTAAATAAGCCTGCAAGAGCCAAAGAAGTTTTAAAAAGTGCTTTAGGACATATGGGAATAAATAATTCTAAAGATTTACTTGATAAAACTAATTCCCTTGCAGGGTTTGCGAAGCAGGCATCGGGGTTATTCAATTCTTTGGAAAATACAATATCAAAGACTTCTGCTAATTATGCTGGGAATAGCAGCACCGTTATTAATAATAACTTTGACATGAAAAGCAGCTATAGCATAAAAGATACATCTGGCAGGCCGGAGGCCACAGCAAATGCTGTTGATAGGACTATGCAGGTAAGAATAAGGAATCTAAAAGGGGTATTGAATTAATCCTCAATATTCAATAAGATATTATTTGTCTTGCATTAACACCATATATGATGTATAATTATATTATGAAAAGGATATACTAAAGGCGGTGTCAACTTGCAAATACATGACTATCATACAGATGGTGGGAAGAATGTTATAAAAGAATATTTAAGCGCTCTCCCCGAAAATGAAAGAGTAGTTGGCTATAAAATACGACACAAAATAATACTGGATGGATTAGAAGCTATTGAGGCCCTAAATACAAGACAGTTGCGCGGTAAATTGTGGGAGATTAAGTTCTCTAAAAATCGCATAATGTATGTAATAGCAGATGAGGATAATATTTATTTCCTACACGCTTGTCAAAAACAAAAAGGCAAAGCTGAGCAATTTGAACTTGAAAAAGCAATTCAGAGAGCAAAAGAAGGAGGCTTTACCGTCTAATATTATTGGCGGTACTCCCTTCTTCGTATATATAATTATATGAGGTGATTCTATGCCATTTAAAAACATGACAAATACCATCTTATCAGATGAAATCCAAGAGATGGAAGAAATACTAAAGAGTAGCCCTGAAGCTAGAAAGGCGCATGACCAATTTGAAGCTGAATACAAATTACGGAGAGAACTTGTTGAAGCCAGAAAACAACAGAATATCACGCAGGCAGAACTTAAGGAAAAGACAGGATTGACCCAACAAGTTATCAGCCGCATTGAAAGCAATAATGAAATAAGTCCTAGCCTTAAGAATCTCATTAAGTATGTCAATGCCATCGGATATGAATTAACCTTACAACCAAGGCGTAAATAATCTCTAAATTTAAAATTATTAAGACACTCTAATTCAGAGTGTCTTTTTATATAGATTAAGTTTGCACAAAATTAATGTTTTGAAAAGTCATGTTTTTACTATAGAAGCTTTTTGTACCTAGATGAGGTGAACATATGGCAGTTTACGAAAACTCCCCCTATGGGGACGCAGACATCCCGCAACTAATAGGGGTAAAAACTAATATTGGCGGATACTTCTTTGACGCTTTTTTAAAGGTAGACCATAACAGCAGTTTGAGGATAACGGACCATCCTGTCGAAGAAGGTGCAAATATAACAGATCATGCTTATGTAGAGCCCAAAACCTTAACTATGGAAATAGGTATGAGCGATGCATGTATTAGTTTTATAAATGGACAATTTACTGAGAAATATACCCGGTCCGTATCAGCATTTGATGTTTTAGTAAACCTTCAGGAACAGAGAATACCCCTAAAGGTGCATACACGTCTAAAAACCTATGAAAATATGCTTATTGAGACTATAACGGTACCTGACGACTATATGACACAGTATGGACTACGTGCAACAGTGGGCCTTAGGCAAATAATTGTTGTAAAAACTGAAACCGTCGTCATTCCTAATAGAGTTAGCAAAAAGCCTCACAAGACCGGAGAAACAAATAGAGGCACAGTTCAGCCTATTCCTGTACAACAATCTTGGTTGGATAAAATGATTAATTAAGGTGGTGTACTATGTATGAAATTCCTATAACCTCAGACCCAAATCAAAATTTCAAATGTACTATTCCTGTAGATGGCGAAAATAGGTCATTTATATTCAATCTTAAATATAATACCCAAGCTAAATATTGGACCATGACAATATCAGATGATATAACCGGTAAAATGCTTATTGATTCCCTACCTTTAATTTCAGGTGAGTATCCCAGCGCAAACCTACTCGAACAATACAGCTATCTAAATATAGGCAGTGCTGTAATTATTAAGGCTAACCCCGATATTGAAATAGATTATCCGGACGAAAAAAACCTTGGTACAGGTTTCAAATTGATATGGGGTGATACCCTGTGAGCGAACTTGAAAGCAATGTTTTGTTTGGCAGAAGGTATCGCGTCATTGTCGGAACTGGCGGCACTGATGGTATTGAAGTCTCTAACCTTAAATGTACATTTGCAATTGAAAAGAGCATGTCTGAGACTCCTAACTACTCTGAGATTATCATATACAATCTTTCGGCCCAAACGGAAAACACCTTAATCAAATCCGGGCAAAGAATAATTTTAGAAGCCGGCTATGAAGGAGAGCAATACGGGCTTATATTTGATGGTGATATTGTTCAGATTTTTAGGGATAAAGAAGAAAGCGTATCATATAAACTTATCCTATTAGCACAAGACGGGGATTTGTTTTTAAATAAAGGTGTAATAAGTACCTCTCTTAAGGCAGGGCAAACCCCTAGAACTGTAGTTAACAGCCTGTCTACAAATTCAGAAAATGCAATACAATTAGGCAGTATATCTGATAACCTACAAAATAAAGAATTGTCCCGGGGTAAAGTCTGTTTCGGGCTTGCAAAAGACTATCTAAGGCAAATTGCAAAAAGCGAACAGGCTTCTTTTTATGTCAATGACAGGCAGATCAATATCGTTAAGGCTCAGGATATACCAAAAGGACAGGCCTTAAAGCTTAATGCCCAAACCGGTCTAATAGGTACTTTAGAGCAGACCGAAACCGGAATCAAAGGCAAATGCCTTCTTAATCCAAAGCTGAACCTTAATTCCTTTCTAAGTATTGATAATAACAGCGTTCGGCTTCAAAAAATCAGCAGAGATAGTAAAATTAGGCAGCTTGACCAAGACGGCATATACAGGATAATAAGCTTAAAGCACAGCGGTGACACTCGTGGAGACAGTTGGTATACGGAGTTTATAGCTATTAGCCAAGTTGGTGAAATCCCTTCAACAGGTAAAAGTTTAAGGTAGGTGTATATATGGATATAGGTATAAATGAAATATTAGCAGATGAAGAAGAACTACAAAGACTTTCCATTGAAAACAGCCTTTCTAATCTTAGGGTAGCAATGCCGGGTATTATACAAGACTTTAACCCTGTTAATCAGACGGCAACTGTTCAGCCGGCTATAAAAGAACGGATAAATGGAAACTGGGTAGACCTTCCGCAACTCCTTGACGTACCTGTATATTTTCCTCGAGCCGGCGGATATTGTATGACCTTTCCTGTGAAGCATGGCGATGAATGCCTTGTTATTTTTGCTGATATGTGTATAGATGCATGGTGGCAGTCAAGCGGTGTACAAGCCCAGCTTGAAACAAGGCGTCATGACCTTTCCGATGCCTTTGCTCTAATAGGTGTTACAAGCGTACCCAAAGCTGTAAAAAACTACTCCCCTGCTTCCACCCAATTCAGGAATGAAGAAGGTAATGCTTATGTTGAGATTTCAGAAGATACTATAACTGTTAAAGCCAATAAGGTAATATTTGATATAAGGGAACAAATTGACATTGCAGCTCCAAACAGCACAATAAATACTACTTTGGATATCCTTGGCGAAACGAGCATTAAAGGTAATGTGGATGTAACGGAAAGTATTAATGCCGGCGGCTCTATGTCCGCATCTGGAAATGCTAATGTTAAAGGCAATATTAATTTAGATGGATATATCGATGTAACACAGCATATTAAAGCGAAAGAGGCATATATAGACAGTATCCCCTTCACTTCCCATAAGCATAAAGGTGTTACTTCCGGAAGTGATATATCTCAAGAACCTCTTAAAGAATAGGAGGGACCTTTTATGAAATACAGAACACTTGATGAATCAGGAGATTATACCCTTGGAAAAAATATATTCCTTACAGATAAAGAAGCCGTTGCACAGGCAATACTCACTAGAATGAAGCTCCTTTATGCCGAATGGTGGGAAGATACCGAAGATGGATTGCCCCTATTTGAAAAGATATTAGGAATATATGGCACAGAGGAAAATAAGAATGCTGTAGATCTGATTATATCTGAAAGAATATTAGGTACCAAAGGTGTAAAGAGTATTTCAAGTTATGACAGTACCATTCAAAGTAGAGATTATAAAGCCAATATAAGAATAGAAACAATGTACGGCGAAGTAACCTTAGAGTTCAAAAGCAATAATAATATGATTACAATTAATTAAGAATACATATCTTTCTTGAATAATTTTATAAAACATGGTAGCTTAAAATAAAAAGGTAGTGATATTAATGAGTGCTTATATACAAGTTTATACCGGAAATGGAAAAGGGAAAACTACTGCTGCCTTCGGTTTAGCTTTAAGAGCGGCTATGGCCGGTCAAAAAGTTTGGATAGGACAATTCATGAAAGGTATGTATTATAGTGAATTGGAACTTGTAAAATTCATTCCAACTATAGAGATTGAGCAACTGGGAAACGACTGCTTTGTAGGTAAGAATCCCCGTCCCGAAGATTATGACTGCGCTAAAAAAGGATTATTGAGAGCTAAAGAAATTTTTAAGAAAGACTATGATTTAATTATCTTAGATGAAATAAACTGCGCATTATATTTTAAACTTCTCCCTGTTGAAGATGTAGTTTCATTGATTAATAGCCGCAATCCTAATACTGAAATTGTTCTTACCGGCCGGTATGCACCTCAGGAAATTATAGATTTGGCAGATTTAGTTACAGAAATGAAGGAAATTAAACATTATTATCAAAAAGGTGTAAAAGCTAGAAAAGGGATTGAATTTTAATTACTAGTTTTCTTATTATTCTTTTATATCTTAAAGCCACATAAGTGGCTTTTTTTATGCAAAGAAGGTGAAATATGGCATATTTTAAACCCTATGTAGATGAAAGCGGCCTACATATACCAACCTATAATGAAATTAAAGAAAATCTCATAGACCAAGCAAAATCTATTTTTGGTGAAGATATTTATCTGGAAAATGACAGTCAGGACTATCAGTTCATATCTATTATGGCTGATAGGATTCATGACTGTTTTTTAACGTCTCAGCTTATTTACAATAACAGAAGTCCATTAACGGCCATTGGTTCTGCTTTAGATGGTGTAGTAAAATTAAACGGATTAAAGAGGAAATCCAAAACCAAAAGCCGATGCAAAGTATTGATTAAAGGTACTCCGAAAACCACTATTAAAAATGGCACAGTTGCAGATATAGATAATATTAACTGGGACTTACCTGATACTGTAATAATCAGAAAAGATGGCTTTATCGAAGTCGAAGCTGTATGCCAAAAATATGACCACTCTGCCTTGGCCGGTGAAATAAGTAAAATTGTTACACCTACCAATGGCTGGGAAAGTGTTATAAATAATGAAGGCTCTACCTATGGTCAAGTATTTGAAACCGACGCCATGTTAAGGGCAAGACAGAGCATAAGTACTGCAAGGCCTTCAAAGACTGTAATTGAAAGTTTAATCGGTGGTATCGCGGAAATCAGTGAAGTAACAAGACACCGTCTTTATGAAAATGATACAAATATAACTGATTCAAACGGTATACCGGGCCATTCAATTGCACTAGTTGTAGAAGGCGGTAAAGATAAAGAAATAGCAAATGAAATCTATCTTAGAAAAACGCCTGGCTGCTATACCTACGGAGATATTGAAATTAACGTGCCAGTGAAAAATATTAATAATAGAGATGATTTTGCCGTAATACGTTTCTTTCGGCCCGTTTACAAAGATATTTATGTAAATATAAATATCAAATCCTTATCAGGATTTACAGTAAAAACTGTTGAGGATATAAAGATAAAAATCGTTGAATATCTCAGTAGCTTGCGTATAGGAGATAACCTTACTGTATCCGTACTTTGGGCTATAGCTCTATCAGCAATGCCAAATATGGCGTCACCTATATTTTCGATTACTGCTATATCGGCCGGTTTCTCTGCTAATGAGCAAAGCAATGAAGAACTTGAACTTGCATTTAATCATGTTACTGTGGGGAAAACTGAAAATATAGTTATAAATATTACTTAATAAGGAGAAATGCTTTATGCATAAAAATGAGTATTATTTAGACCGAATTACTCCCCAACATAAAAAGCATAAATTTCTCCGCTGGCTTGATGCTAATATCAATGCTATAAATTCTTCTGAATCTTTCACAGAACAAATTGATAGGCTTTTCGACATTGATGCTGCTGCAAATAAGGAGCTTGATACTACAGGATACGTCGTAGGCAGGAGCCGGCTTCTTAATTTTCAACCAGAAAACGGAAGCCCCTATATGGATGATGAAATGTACCGCCTACTCCAAAAGGCCAAAATAGGTATTAATAATTGGGATGGTACTATCCCCGGCATGGAAGAATTATGGAGAAACATATTCCCTGAATACAGCGTCCGTATTAAGGACAATCAGGATATGACTATGGACGTAAGTATACTAGGGAATACATCAAACTTAATAAAAGAGCTAACATTAAGAGGCTATATTATTCCTAAACCTTTAGGCGTGAGAATAAACTTTAAATTTATTTATACCCATGAAATTTATTTTGGAGATATTTATGTCAAACCTCTGGGAAATTACTTTACATACACCACCACACCTCTGCCTTATTTAGATAAAGTATATAGTCTCGAACAGAATGTGAAGATGGCAATAAATAACACGTCAATTCTAGAAACAATTCTGCCTGAATCTTTGAATAGAGGAGAATGATAAAATGTACGGCTTTATAATAACAACTGCTGGCTGGAAATTACTTACGAGCTTATTAAGCGGTGAAACTCTAAGAATAACGAAGGTCTTGGTCGGTAGCGGAAAAGTAACTGATGAAATAAATCCAGAGGAACTTACCTCCCTTGTTGCCCCTGTCGCAGAAGCAACATCAACCAAGCCAATTGTAAATGATAGAACCGTTAGCTTTATAGTCGAATATAGAAGCGATCTAAATGGAGGGCTAGATGAAGGTTTTTGGCTTAACGAGTATGGAATATATGCATTAGATAATAACGATAAAGAAATATTATTATATTATGCCACTTTAGGAGATTATCCCCAATATGTTAGAGCCTATCAAAATGGCAGTATAGATATAAGGCGCTACCCAGTTTCTATTAGTTTACACTCAGATAATAATGTTGAACTAATTCCACCGGCATTAGCCTTTATGACTGCCGAGGACATTGAAGGATATACCTTTAATAGCCTTCTGCCTAAATTAAATGAAAATATATCGCTAGTGATAAAAGGACACAACACAAGCAATATGGCGCACATGGATATTCGGAATAGCATGACAGCATTGTCCGGACGGGTGGGCCGTATTGAAGATGCAATATTTAATAATATTACAGCAAATCCTTTTATTGTTACCTTCGAGAATCTTGATGGTGTTAGATTAATTAAGGGTAATTGGAACAGAGAAAAGCAAAGGATAGAGTGCTAGAAAGGAGCATAAGTTATGGCAGTAAAATTAGGCAGTAAGAGTGTTGGCTCTACTATAAGAATCAAAGAAAATGGAACACTGGTAAGTTATATGATAGTTCACCAAGGTAAGCCTTCTTCCAGATATGACTCGTCCTGCGATGGAACTTGGTTATTACGCAGAAGCACATATACTAGTCGTCGTTGGAATATCCCAGATGCAAATAACTATGCCGACAGCGAAATACATAGCTACCTAAATTCTACCTTTTTAAACGTTCTGGACAGCACTGTACGCAGCAAAATAAAGCAAGTAAAAATACCCTATCACCGTGGTGACGGCACTGGGGCTACTTCACAGACGGGCGCCAACGGTTTATCAACAAAAATTTTCTTGCTATCTGGTGCAGAAACCGGTGGGTCCCAAGCTATTCCTAGTGATGGGGATCAATTACCTTTCTTCAATTCAGATACACGGAGTAATGCTTATGGCTGGCTACGATCTCCTTTACTCGAATTAGAAGGTCGGGTGGCTGTTGTCAAATCAGATGGAACTTATGAGTGGTGTGCAACTGATGTAAGCCGTGGCGTTCGACCTGCATTTATATTGCCATCAACTTTAGAAATTGATGATGACGGTACTATTATAACAAACACTGCTCCCTCTACCCCCGGAAGTTTTACACTTCCATCTACAATAAAGGGTGGAGAATCCTTTTCAATAAGCTGGGGAGCATCCACCGATTCAGAAAACAACCTACAGGGCTACTATCTCCAAAGGTCTATAAATGGCGGCAGTACATGGTCACAGATATATCAAGGCAGTGCCCGAAGTACAACCGACAGGTTAACTTTTGGATTGACGGACACTGTCATATACCGAGTAAAGGCATATGACAGTGATGGAGCAGAAAGTGGTTGGCGTATCAGTATATCGAAGATAGTCATTAATAATAATGTTCCTACGGCCCCACCTGCCATAAATGTGCCAGCTAAAATAAATTCTGATAACAACATAATTATTACTTGGTCTGCATCATCTGATGCGGATAGTAATCTTTCAGGCTATAAATTGGAAAGAAAAGTTGACAGTGAAGCTTGGGTACAGATATTTACAGGTGATGCCCTTTCCTATACAGATTTTATTACTAAAGGCTGGGAAAACGTCACATACAGGGTCAAAGCTTACGACTCCTTAGGCGATGAATCAGGCTATACCACAAGCCCTACACGGCAAGTAAATAATAATACTGCCCCATCTATATCAGGAAATGATGAGGATTTAGGATTAAAGACCGAATTCTTTAGTCTAACCTATACTGTTTCTGATATAGATGAAGGGCAGGTTATATCCGTTATAGAAGAGATTGACGGAATAAAGAAAAGAGAATACGAAGCCATTTTAGGGCAGGAAAATGCATTTATTATAGCTGAATCCGAATGGCAAAAAGTTTTAAATGGTCAGCACACAATCAAAATCATTGCTTCTGATAGTGAGGGTGCTTCTACCGTAAGGACTTATACTTTCATAAAGAATGAAACCGAAATTGAGTTAACACTAAAAACGCCCCTGCCAACTGATGACATGGTCACAAAAGCTATTATGAATATTACACGTCAAATCCCGTTAGGAGCCTCTTTTACAGTAGAAGTCTGCAATAACGGTAATGACGCTGAACCCAGCTGGGAAGATATAACAAATTCAGTTATCAATGGCAGTAAATTCTTCTTTACGAATACAGCAAAAACAGCTGATAATTGGGGTTTTAATTTCCATATTAAGATAAGCCGCAACGATGCTATAGGCGACTGTTTTATTTCTTCGGTGGGAGGTAACTTTGAATGATAATACATAGAGTGGACAGCATAAAAGAATTGAAAAATGATAAGAGCGTTAAGGAAAAGCAGCAGGCCATAACCAACGATGCCATTCTAGAATTGTATGAAGAGCAGCAAACATATTCAGATGCTATTCTTGAAATTTATGAAATGCTCGAAAATTTTAAGGAGGTATAAGCATGAACATATCTGCCATAGGAAGAATTTACTGGCAAAAGGTAAAAAATAAGGAACGAACATTCCCAAGCGTTCCCCTATCAAAACAAGATGAGGTTAAGTTCTTAGCTGATTATGAACTTAGCTCCGAAGAAATCACACTAGAATTTTATAATGAAATATTAGAATTGCAGCAATAACTTTATACCTTGAAATTAAGGCCGAGAGGCCTTTTTTTACATAAAAATTTATTTTAAAGGAGAAATGATTATGGAAAAGAACACAGAAAGAGCAGATGTAGGAACAACTTTAGCAATGAGAGTATATCTTGATAAGTACAAAAACCTTAAGGCATTTGGCCAAAATAAAGAAGGCGAACTTGATTTCAATGAGGACAGAGCGTTAGAGGAAATGAAAAAGAACTACAAAAATTCCGTTGATGTGTCTCACCTTCCAATTTATCAAGATCAAGGCGAAATTTTCCCCACCGGACAAAAGACAGGAGAAACTCTTACTATAAAGAGAAATGAAAGCGGAGAAATTGTATCAAAAGAAGGTATTAAGGTAGACGATACCTTAAAGGAAGTCTACGAAATGGCTGAAAAAGCCAAGAAAGAGGCTTAAGAATTACATAAAGGGGCCGGTTAAATGCCGGCTCCTTTCATCTTTTATGAGGGAGAGGATATTTTGAAAGAGAATATTTTTAAGGTTGCCTTTTCGTTTACTACTACGACTGCCGTTTCTTTATTAGGTGGCTGGGATACAGCTCTTCAAACGCTAGTTGTTATTGTCGTTCTTGATTATGCAACAGGCCTTTTAAGAGCTGCGTACCATAATAAACTTAATTCTAAGGTAGGACTAAAAGGGATTATAAAAAAGTTTATGTATTTTGCAGTAGTTGCCTTAGCTTCTTTAATAGACGGTGCCGCCGGCACGAATAATCACCTCATACGTGACGCTATCATATTTTTCTTTATAGCTAATGAGGGTTTAAGTATTCTAGAGAATTATACAGACTGCGGTCTACCTATGGTACCGAAGCTTAGAGAGATGCTGGAGCAGCTTAAAGGGGAAGGGAATACCAAATAGAGCTCTAATTGAGGTATAAACTATAGAATAATTACGTCTTAAATATTAAGATATTTATGGTTTAAGCGGCTTAACTTGCAGGGACTGTATTCCTAGCCAACATGATAGTACATCTGATATTCTAGTCATTTCGGTAATAATGGATAGTTTAAGTTCTTGGTAACTGATACCATCGAAGCAAGATTCTACTAAACCAAAAAGTGGTTTTGATTTATCCAAGTAAAAAGGGTGAATCATAATATTCCCATCTTTATCAATTAATTTTGAATGCATTACATAATTTCTAAAAGCGCCATTCATGTACTTAGGATGCTGAAGCCCAATACGGTCAAAATAATCTGCGATATCGGGAGTTATCAGTCTGTTTTGAATAAGATGTTGCTGCAAATCACTTAGTTTATGTATTGTATAATAATATGTAATGTAATTTACCTTAAGCCACCAACCATAATCATCTTTTTCATAATTATTTAAGATATAAATAAGAAAATTTATTGTAGATAACATGTGCAACAAATAAAGTACAGTTGCCTTACTATCCTCACCAGTAGGAAAAAACGATGATTTTATATTTGTATTGTAATCTGCATAATAATAATCTACTGGATTACCTTTTGCAGCTATGGAGACTGGAACATCGAAGCTTTTAAGCTCAGAACGAATAGATCCAATTATTTGTCCACATTTGTACCCATACTCGTAAAGCTCTTTATTAGCCTGTTTGTTCAAATCAAATTTATCTGGAGAAATGGAATATGCCTCTGCAACTTCTGCAATGCTCTTTTTTAATAAGCGATTATCTTGCAACAAATAATAATTATATTGAGTATTGCCAATTACTCTTTTGTTTGTATCAGTATATATCCCTAAATTCTGATGAATGTTCCAATTTCTCATAAACTTAAATTTAAGCATATTTTTATAGACTTGATCTTGAAGAAAGTCTGTATTTAATATCATCTTCTTAGACTTGCTATATCCATCTTCAAAAAGTTTAAGTTTTAGACGAACATCTTTTATTTGTAGAGTATTAGGTATTTGAATAACTTCGCTTTCATTAAGCGCTAGAATTTCTAAAATAGACACAGTGGTTAATGAAATATAAGGCATCATGCCAAAGGCCGCTATTCCATCATGTTTCAAAGGATGAATTAAACTGCAAACCGTCTCGCAGTCATACTTTAGTTGCAACAATGATAAATAATCAGTCAATGCTTTTATTGCAGCACTTTCATTTTTATTTATTTCCATAAACATATCCTCTTTTCTACCTTTATTAGATATTATCAAATTTTATCTGAAAGGCAAAGTTATGTTTGCTAGCAACACCAAAATTAAAGATGGGAGGATAAAAAAGAAATTTCGGGAAATTTTAAGTAGCCCACCGAGTGCTTTTTTAATGTCAACATTTAAAGCAATGAAACAAGCAAGAACCATTTATAACAAAATCAATATGTGTATTTGTATTTTCCTTCAATGTACTTACCTATGCCATCAAGCCCGGGAAATAAAGTTTTGGAGTTAATACCTAATACATCTAATTGTCTGATTATATCAGATTTATAATTTTGAGAAACTTTAATACTGATTAAAAAGTCCTTGTTTTGAGAGATACCGTAAGCTCGTACACCAGTATTCTTATTTTTATTTGATAATTTCATATAGCAATCTTGCGGAATCATATCTTCTAGTGCCTTTGTTTCACTGCCCCATGCCATAAAAAAGCTAGACTGTGCACCCATTCTTTGATCTACGTAGTGTGGCCTATATACTATAGGAAATTTATATTCATACTGACCTGTTATTGCTAGAGTAATCAATTCGTATATTGTTAGGTCACTATCAGAATTCACGTCGTTTTCCATTAAGAAATTATAATAGTTCAATCGATGTAAAATCCATATGGCCGGAACAGTATCTTTATTGGTAGAGCATGCAAAATAAAGAGCAACTAGCGGATTTGAGGTCCAATCCAGCAGTCGCGTAGGAACGCCAAAATGTTGGGCATATTCAGCCCACCTATGTAAATTAGCACTTGGGATATTAAGCAATTCTGCTGCGTGAGATGCGAAATCCTTCAGCAAAGATTCTTCAGTAGTCAGAAATAAGTATTTATAGCATTCATTATTTGCAGATTTTCTAAAAATACACGGTAATAGCGGATAATTTACGTCGCCTATTCCTCTATATAGAAATTTCTCTATAGTTGGGTTGTTAGATATCCCATGTGAGGGATACGATATATCAAGTTCTTGAATTATATTAATATACTCTGATACGCTTTTTATAATCTTTTCTTCCATATTTCTCAATTAATTACCACCCCTTTAATATACCGCAGTATACCATACTAATTAGCATAAATAAATACTTGATCAGTATAAAAAATTAACGGAAAGGAGTCATTCCATGAAAATATTTATAGACCCTGGCCATGGCGGGAAAGACCCTGGGGCCGTAGGGAATAATTTATATGAAAAAGATATAACCTTAGCAGTATCGCTGAAACTTAAAGCCCTGCTTGAAAAATATGACATAGAAATTAAAATGTCAAGGTCTACCGATATATATCTTGCTATCAATGAACGCTATCAGCTTGTCAATGCTTGGGGCGCGGATTACTTTATCTCTATCCACTGTAATGCTGGTGGCGGTACAGGAACCGAAACGCTGTATTATAAGACAAATAGCAAGGCTTATGCGCAAACGTTACAAAGTACATTTATTGATGCTATGGGGCTACGTGACAGAGGAGTAAAGTATCGTGATGATTTAGGCGTTATCAAGTGGACAAAAATGCCGGCAGTGCTAATTGAGTTAGCTTTTATCGATACGGCCGCAGACGCAGTAATCTTAAGAGATAAACAGGATGAAATGGCCCAGGCAATAGCTAGGGGCTTTTTAAATTTACTGGGGATAAAGGAGAAAATTGAAGTGGATAAAGAAAAACGATATAACAAGGTAAGTGAGTTGCCTACATGGGCTAAGGAACCTATACAGGGGTTACTTGATAAAGGTTACTTAGCCGGAGATGAAAGAGGCAATTTGAATCTATCGGAAGATATGATTAGGTTGCTGGTGATTATGTGGAGAATGGCTTGAAAAATACAAAGGCCCTGTAAGGCCTTTGTATTGATTATTAAAATTGAGTAATTTACTTATATACGTGTATTATCGATTCGAGGATTTAACTTAGAAACATCTATAATTTTAGCAGTAAACTTCATTAAATCTGCTCTATAAACTTCTAATATTTTCAGCAAAGCTTCGATATCTTTTTGAGAATCGGAGATGAGCTTTTCCTTCTTTTCAAGACTAATATCAACTGCCTTTTGCGCAAAATAATCAAGATATTCTTCAGTTGCTTCAGAATAAAACTTTTCTTGCAAGATATAGTTAGCATATTTATTTTCATCAAATTCCGCCAAATCTTTAACCTTATAGAGTAGATTTGTAATTTTATTATTTGCATTGTGTACATATGATTCATACTTCTCAATAAGATTTTGAAATGATTGCCTTGAATAAATCTTGTTACTCTCTTCCAGCTCATCATATAGGTTTTGTAATAATGGCTCAATGTATTGTATATTTTGAATCACAGGCTCAAGCATTTCCCATCTTAAATCATTGTTAGTAACATCAAAATACTCGACCTCTGAAAAACTTGTATCATAGTCTTCCCAGACATTATAAGAGGCATAATGAATTTCGTCTTTTATGCTATTCAAAAGCAAAATTGCCTCTTGCATCTTTAGTATACAGTTATTATATTCTTTATCATAATAACTTAAAGAGCAATTGATTAATTGAGGAATTACTTGTTTATTTACATAGCAAATAAATTTATTATCTTTTGAAATAGTACCACATTCATAGTTCTCTCTGCTCTTATCAGAAAAGTTTGAAGAGCCCCAATAAATTATATTATTAGTCATTATTATTTTAGAATGATTGTTAAAATTGAAGTACACATTAGACAGCTCCCCTAATTTTCGAGGGTCAAGTTTATTCATATATTTTTCTATGTTCTTTTTTACACACTTTAAAGATTTTTCATCCATAATATTATACATGGACCATCTTTTAGGAATATTGGTAATTATATTTATAGGTATTTTTCTTTTACTTGCTTCCTTTAGGGAATTCAACAAGAAATCACAATTAGTAGATATATTATACGTAACTATATTAATATACTCAGCTCTTGAAAAATCATCTAATACTTCTTGAAAATTATATTCATCCTTACCTACAATAAATTTTGAATTTAAAAATTCGTATTTTAATATATTATCAGCCATCCTATCCACCTTCATGATATATATTTTTATACCTATACTCTAATACTACTTAGATAACAGATAATGAATTGGATAAGACATGAAATCTTTTTTCGTCTCCTCATCCATTTTATTTATCAGAGCTTTTGCTTCTTCAACTTCATTTAAAATTATGGAGATTCCGGCTAGCATTTGCAAGTTATTCTTATACGTGGCTATAATACTTTTTAATTTGTTCGTTAAGCAATCGTCCACTTCTCCCAACCTGTATTTTACTTGGGCAAAATTTAAGAATGTAACATCATCTGCATACTTATGGTACAACCACTCAGCTAAGTTTTTTATTAAATATTCCAATTCAATTTTTTCATTATCCTTTTCATCATATGCTTTTATAGCTTCAAGCAAAAAAGTGTTGACTCCACTAAATGTTCTTTCATCTTCGCAATTATTTCTTATATCTTCAATAATTTTAACTGTATCAAGATTATCTGATAGCAAACCTTCTTTTCCTATTAATAAAAATCTACTAATGATAAAAGAACTACCATCTTCGAAAGTAGCAAAAAATGTATAATCTTCTAAAAAGATATTCCTTATTTCATAATATTCTTGCTCTTTATTTCTATGGATTAATAATAAAATCGAAATATTTGCAATTTGCAACCTTAATATTCCTGGGCCACAATTAAGATTGTATTTTTCAATAGAGGGATATTCATCCATTAAAAATTCTAATTTTAATTCATCATCTTCCGATAAAAGATCAAGGTTCAAATCTGATCTGACACCAAAAAAATTTAAACGCTGCTTCAGTTTTGTTAATTTTGAAAGCCTCTCTTTAAATTCATTAGTCTCCTCAAAACTTATATCTGGTATAATAATGTCATTAATATGAAACTCTTTCTCATCCATTAAAGCATTCATAAAACCTAAATCCTTCAATTGCTCATCAAGAGTACCCATATATGCAATATTAAATATGGAGGTGCTCCACACATCATTTTCAACTATAAAAGTAATTTTGATTGATTTTCCGCAAATAAGGCTAGGCATCCCTTTTTCCCATCGCATATATGCATCATCATAGAACTTTTTATTTTTTATACTTACTATATGGCGTTCCTGAACATCTATAATTGCATCGCTAACTTTACCAAAAGGGATTGGATTACCTATTCCCTTTGGTTTAAAATACATATATAAATCACGTGTTGTTAATTCTCTAAACGGTAATATCTCTTTAGCGTTTACTGCACTAAAACCAAATTGGAATTGCTCAACATGCTCTCTTATTTTCTCTATATCAGTAAAATCTAAAATTTCAGGAATCAAAGTCCCTCTTTGCTTCTTTCTATGCATCAAAAAATCATAAAATATATTTACAAGCTCAAACTCATCTACTGGAAGAACTTTGAATTCGACCAAACAAGATTTTTGATTTCCATACTTCTTTATTAAACGAGCTAAGTCCAATGGAAGTAAGGAATTATAATAAATTTTCTCTTGGCGACCATTTGTATAAACTACAAAAAAAACAACTCCACCATCTTCATAAAATTTTTTTATATCTACTAAATATAATCTAAATTTTATATTTTGATAATCTATATTCTTAATAAAATGTCCCTTTACTTGTACGGGGACTTTATCCTTTAAATCTTCTTTCTTTTTATTAATATCCTCTGTCCGATATACAAATATAGATCCATCCCACACTGGAGTTTTATCATTACTGTCAATATATGCTCTTAAAAATGAACTTCTCGATATTCTGCTTTCTATAGCTGCAGTAGCTATTTTTTCAAGATCCAT